ACCTGGCCTATGAAATGGCTAATGCATTACGCGCACAATACGAGCCTGACTACTATGAAGACGCAGCAATCTAACTATGACACCGTCACATTAATTGTGGCGGGTGTCTACATCCTATTCACCTTACTCATCCAAGCAATCTCATGGCTCTTACAACGGAACAACAACTCATTGCCTACGCAGTTGGCTACGAACCCCTCACTGGTGACGAAGCTGAACTTCAGTTCGAACCAGAAGTTACCTACGATCCAAAAGATGGAGGTGTCCCCAAGCCTGGTGCTATCTACCAGAACAAGCGTGGAACCTACCGTTACTACTGGAAGCCAAGCGGTGGTAACTACACCAAAGAAGAGAAGACCCAGCTCGAAGGTTGGTACGACATCCCGTGCCTCGAAGATCTCGAAGAGTGGACCTTCGACTCAGTCTGCTTCACGCCAGACGAAGACGAGGTCGAACCCGACCATCCCGACAGCTGGCTTAGGCTTCTCTACCTAATCTAAGTAACAGACCATTTGCTATTCGCAAATAACGAATAGTATGTACCAGGGGTATTGACAGATAAATACTGTCCACCCCCACACCCCCAGTGGGAGTACCAGGAGATACCTTTAATCTTCTAGGTACTCACCTTATCTAACCCTCATTCTCTCATCAACTAATCTCATGACAGTAGCTGAACTACCTGATGACATCAATGACTACTACAAAGCTAAGGCTAGAGACTTACCTGCACGTAAGCGTACTACTGTCGATGATCTAATGGATGCACTAGATAATGCAGTAATCGATGCACTAAACCATGGTGGTTCCAATGATGCAATCCATGAAGCATTCGAAGCTGTAATCAATCATCCAGACAGTACCTGGTCACCAGAAGTTCTTAGCTACCGCATACGCCAAGTCCATTACAAGTAACCTATACCGCAAGGTTAAGAATGGGTTAAGCATGGAGTTGGTTCGCATTAGAACCTAAGTCTGGTGCGGCCAGACACTCCATGCATTTCCATTGGCCTGAACAATGGAACCCCTAACGAAACAACCAGTGGCCACTGGGTCTTGCAAGACTCAGTCATCGTAACACTTGTTACGTGCCCATGGCCAGGGGTTGACAGCCATGATAGATTACACACTCACTCAACTGAAACTCATGAAAATAGAAACGAAACGAGCAATGCATGCATTACTTCGATTAAGTATTGCAGCTGCTGCTGAAGATGAATATGCAACAATCTATTCAGCCTCAACTCTGGAAGATGATTACTTTTACATCCTTGAATTAATTCTTGACAACAACAACGAAATTTAAACTCATGTCCCTGATCAACGACGCACCCAAGCCACGCATCCCTGATGCAATGGATCGCCAACGCCTTGAAGCTATGCAACTTGTTGCGCGGATGAAAGAATCTGCAGATAAGTTTGGTGTTGGATTCGTCGGTGGCTTTATCAGCCCTGACGGACAAAAGTTTATGATGACCAACATGGACGAAGCTGATACTCAGGCACTACTGCCGGAGGATCTCAAGTGACACAACGTAAATCCGTAATCAATTTTGATCAAACCATCGCCGGAATTAACATTTCTGAGCGTGGAATACGATCTTTTAGCAAATCATTCAAACTTGGACCGTTTCAACTCACGTTGAACGCCCGTAACTCTGGTGTCCGTGGATCGATCTCGATCCCTGGCACAGGGTTGTCCAAACGAAACATCCAACTGTTCTAACTCAACTCACATGACATCAACTCAACTTCACTCCATGATCACACTGATGGATCAATACGGAGGCTCATTTGTCTCCGCACTTGCACAAGCATTGCGTTATGCCGATCCAACCAATCGTCAACGTTTGCTTGATGCATTCCCTGATATTGTTGCCAAGTATGGTCCTGGTACCAAGTTTGCACAAGTCAAACAACCCATCGAGGTCTAACGCATGTCAGTCCTAGCTATTCACAACTTGCAAATTGATGACAATGATTATTGCACAGTTAAAGCATTGGTTGAAGACAGCATTCTTGTCTGTCCACCAACACACGACAACGCTGCTGAGTATGCTCCTGGAGTATGCGAAGCAAAGTTTATTTTGGATTCAGAGGTATCAATTCCTGTGGATGAAGATGACTTCTGTAGCTATCTTGATTCACTCAATCTGGATTGGCGACTGGTCGAAGTTGACAACTCCGATTTAGACGTGTAATTTACCGTCCTAAGCATGACGTTAAACTGCTTGACACTACTTACTCACTACTAATTCAACATGCAATTCCAACTCCCTGAAAACTTACAAGTCGAGTTACTTGCATACGACCCAACGCTTAAGCAACTAGCTCGCACTACTAACGCAAAGACCAAATCATCTAAGCCTAAGTTTCCACTGGGTCAACCTTATACCTTTGTACCAGAAGATGCAATCAAAGCATCACTGGTACAAGATGCAATTAACTTGATCAATGCTGAGCCAGTCGAACGTAGGTACCATGAATTCAAACGCATCACAGGCTTTGGCCCTGATGCTAAGAGTTCAACTGTAGGTATTTTGTATCACTATGAATCAGTGTGGTATGCCGCATGGCTACCCCCCAAAGGTAAAGAACAAGACTACGTGTATGGCTTTGCCTTTGCATATAAAGATAACAAGACTTCCAAAGGAATGATTCCTTATGTAGTAAGTCAAATCAATGACACACAATTAGTTCCGTATGGCAGATCTAACTTCATTACCTATTCACGTGTTGTAACCAAGCAAGACATCATCGATGGCTATGACCGTCCAATGTATCTGATACCACAATTGACTTGGAATAAAGGTGGGCAGATGCGTGAAGTAGTTAAACGCTTCACAGATTCATTAGCAGATACTATTCCTACATGGAATGATTCTCGCAGTGGAATATTTGCACGCATTAAACATTCAAGCTACGTTAAGTTACTTGATATAGGACGTTACATTAGCAATGAAGAAGAATGGAATGCCTGGAAACCTACAGTTGATAACGTCTTTGAAATTATTGATGGTTTAAAGGGTGGCCCGCATGATTACAACTGGGGTTATTACAAACCTATTCGTCACATCATTGACAAACCATTCTTTCGTAAATGGATTCAAGCAAGATGTGATGAAGTTATATTGCGTCTAAGTGATACAGAAAATCAATCAGAAATGATTGTTAAACATCCATGGAATCAAATCACTGCCTTGTTTGAAGCCATTGGTTATGTTAATCGTGTATGGCCTGACTGTCCTGTTGACTACTATCAAACACATATTAATAATTTACTAGCTCTTTATAATCCACGTTGGCAGTTCGAAGGTAACCGCGTAAGTAATTGGTTGAATGAGCATATGCCTGTTGCATCATACTTTCACATAGTTGATAAACATATTAACCAAGATTCAGAGTTAGCTCGTACGCATCGTATGAATAGTACTATTTCTAGCAGCACTGGGCTTACTCAGTATTACTTTACTGAATGGAAAGATACATTACAAATGTTACACAAAGTATTGTGTGACAGAGAAGCAAAGAACGAAACACTACCGCCGCCTAAGCGTTGGCGTCTCACTGAGTTTCATGACTATGTACAAGCAGAAGCATGGAAAGTTGAAAACACTAATCACAAACTACCTCAAGACCTATTCCCTGCACCTATCAAAGTACAAGTTGAACATACAGAAAAAGTAAATGCAACGTCAACATCTGACAAAATGATTTACAACATTAAAGACAATTTAAATTACGGTAGGCCAATTCTTGATCTTATAGATGGTCATTATAAAGTAACACCAGTTAACTATACATTTTTCCAACCTATTGACACACATCAGTTAGCAGCGTGGGGTCAAACCGTACGCAATTGCGTTGGTGATGCATCCAGCTATGCCGATGGTGTACGCAAGAAGAAACATTTCATTGTCTTAGCAATGCTTGACAATAAGCCAATGTTCACTATCCAATTGGAAGTGGACAGGGGCATGATGTCAGTTAAACAAATTGTTGGCATATGCAATGCCAGACTCACTAGTGACCAACAAGATTCCTACACCAAAGCTTTTGCGCAGGCGTTGAAGCTTCAGGAATCTAGGCTACAATCTGCGTAGTCCCCACAGACTTGCCGGTCTTAGCCTCGACACTAGGACCGGCACCACCTATGACTGACTACACTGACGAACAGCTACTTGCTATGGCAGTGGCTAACATGGGTGAATACATTCATGACCATTCACCTCATTACATTTTAATAAATGATCCTCGCAATGAGGATGACTACGATACATGGGTATATGGTTGTGAGCCATTGCCACAAGATCACACTTGGCACTCAACATCAATTGATGTAGATGTAAGTCCAAGTGCGCCCGAGTAGCCCAGCGGAAGAGGCAAGCGACTTAAAATCGTTCCAGCGTGAGTTCAAATCTCACCTCGGGTACCAACCACTACACATTTAATTCAATGTCAATTCTTGCTTGTTTCCAACACATCATCCCTGACTTCCATGCATTCAGTGATGAAGACCAACGCTACAACTTAGGTGCTACATGGACAGCCGCTGATGGCCTTAAGGATTACCACAACCTTGAGCTGCGTTACGTTCATAACTCTGAACGGCTTGCGCTCCAAGGGGATCCTCAGCCTGATGGCAGCTGGAAATATGTAGAACCCAATGGTTCTGTCCACACTATTAATCCTGAACGTGCTAAGCATTTCATGGATCAAACCCAAGCACATGCAACGATCATGTGCACCATGTTAGATAAGCTACGCGAATCAGGTGTTATGTCCGAAGCACTAGACACCGAGGCTCAAGCTGCGTAAACTACTAACGGAATGTTCTAGCCCCTGCGTAAGCGGGGGTCTTTCTTTATGACAGACTCAAACATGATCGATCTTAATTTAGTTCAACAAGTTGTTGATCGTATTCCAGATCACACTTGGGTTGATGTGCGTATTGCAATCATTACAAATGTTGTAGACCACATGCCAGATGAAGTCTTGGAACAACTGACAAATGATCCACATGGATATGAAGAAGCTGATGAAATCTTGTCAGCTTATTACACTGATGAACGCAACTTTAATTTAATTGAAGATGCATTTAACATCTTAGGTGAAGAGACAACTCTTTATTTATTAGATGGCTTGCAACTTGATAAAATTCAACCTATTGAAATAACAGAATGAATTGCATTAAATGTGACTCTACAGTTTGGCGGTGTACAAGAACAGCGCATGACACTGTAGATACTTACATTCGTCAACGGACATGCCAAAACTGTGGCAATAAAACTTATACGGTTGAAGTTGAACTGCCACCGTATTCAGTTGAGCATCATAGTAGAGACGGCATGCCTAAGATGACACGTTTACGCAATGCTCGCAAAATTACTTTCTCAGCTACTTAGTAACTATGCCAACTCCAAAACAACCAGCTAAGTTTAAAACTGGTGATCGTGTAGCTGAAAAGCCTAAGCCTTCTTACATACAAACCAAAGACAAAGCAACAAGTGATCGCATTGCACAGTACCGAGTACAACGCTTAGGTACAGTCACTGGTTATGTATATAAAACTTCACGTACTGGAACTAGATCTCCATACGTGGAAGTTCAATGGGATCATCTTGCATCACCATGTACCCACGCTCAATGCAGACTTTGTTTTGAAAGTGAGCTGTCTACAGTTTTAGTAACTTACCGTGACGCTATTACACTTGACTGCCCTACAAGTATTTGCATTTAGTTTTTGTTTTGCTTTTTTTCTTGTTAGTTTTATTCTTTGGATTAAAACTTTATAAACAACTATGGCCAACGCAAATGATCTTACTAAAGACCGTGCTGCCCGTAGCAAAGGTCTTAATTTCACAGTTAACTTACGTTTATCTCGTGAAGAGATTGAAGCTGCACGACGTCTGGGAGATGGCAACATCTCAATGGGTGTACGTTGGGCTATACGTTATGCCAATGGGCGTAACATGAAACCAATCAAACTAAGTACCATGCTTAGGTCTGCTGCAGTACTTGCGGCTCAAATGGAAAATGCTAAGGGCGGGGCCACGCCATGATCAGTGGTACGGCCCTACAGTTACCAACTAGAGCAGACAGCAAGAACTCTAGTTCCCTTGGATGATGAGGCTGACGCTGTCCTTCTACACCTCATCAATAGTGTACAACAAATTAAAAGCAAGCAGTGGGTTGTTTCTCTAAATGTTTACGAGCATGCTGAGCTTCAACTTCTATACGCTTTAACTTTTTCTTTTGTTGTGCCAGGTAAACAATGAATGCTTGAGTCATTTATTTTGTAACAATTTATACAGAAAGTATAAGTCGTTACTGGAAATTATGTCGTTCATGCGGTAACATTCTCGTACGGGATAATGGACCTGAGATGTCCTAAAACTCATTCATTAACTTTACTTATCATTCAAATGCAACTTACTCCACTTCAAACTGATTGTGTTGTAAAGCTGGCGGCAGCTGATGTCCGTTCTGCAGACACTATGCTTGGCTTGCTTTTGTTAGAAGGTATCCGATTCTTTTACTGTGATAGCGAACCAGTTAATTCTATTACTTGTGGAGAATTAAACCACAATGTATTAAAAGAAATGGCTGATGCACTCAACAAAGAAATTCAAAACAACCTCAACTGAACTCAAATGAAACTTCTTAAGTTTGCTACAGGAAACGCTAAGCTTTCTAAGCGTCTGATCTTCTCACTTCCAGCTGGATACTCATGCCCTTGTGCTGGTGTCTGTAAAACTTTTGCAGATCGTGCTACTGGTAAGATTACTGATCTACCACAGTACACCGGCACAGTTGCAGATGAGTTCCGTTGCTTTGCAGCCATGGCAGAGGTACGTCCTAACGTACGTGAAGCCCGTTGGCATAACTGGGATTTGATTCGTGAAGCTATCTACTCTACCGAATCAGATACCAAGAAACAACTTGCTGTATTAACGGGTGTTATTGAAATGTCTCTCGCTGTACAACCAGCACTAGACCTTGTCCGTGTACATGAGTCTGGTGATTACTACACAGAGTTGTACATGCATGCATGGATAAACGCCGCCAGGAATTTTAGTAACATGACGTTCTATTCGTTTACTAAATCTCTTGGTATGTGGTACAACCTGCGCAAGTACATACCTAAGAACATGTACTTCACTGCATCATATGGTGGTGTACTTGATTCAATGATTGCTCAATACCCAAGGACATTTAAACGTTATGCTCGTGTGGTATACACAGAGCAAGAAGCTATTGACCTTGGTCTTGAGATTGATCATGATGACAGTCACTGCTTAGGTGACAAGCCATTTGCATTGTTAGTGCATGGTAGCCAACGTGCTGGGTCAGAAGCTATGGCTGCGTTAATGCAACGTAAAAAAGCTGGTAAGTTTGTTGGTTACAACAAGTCACAACAAAAGGTTGCAGCTTGAAATAAATGTAGTAGCATCTGACCATCTTGCACAACACTATGGCCTACGTTATTGCTACGTATAAAGATGGTCTCCCATACGCTGTTCATGCGTGTGGTGAGACCAATTCATTCCAGCTTGTTGCGTTAGACTCTGACGTAACTTTGAACAAGATCTTTTCCCATCCTTATAGGGCTGGTGCATATAACATCTTGTCATGGATTGAAAAGAACGATGACCAGCTCTCCGGTATTAACCTCGATGTTTACGATGAAGCCAAGTTCCGTAAGTGAATCTTGGCTTGTATTCGATTGTGAAACTGACGGGTTGTACGACCAGGCTACAAAAGTTCATTGCATTGTGATCTATGATCTCAACCTCGAACAGACTTTTTCTTATGGGCCTGACAGCATTGCTGCTGCTCTTGCTCATTTGGCAACTGCCGATGTACTCATTGGTCACAATGTAATTTTTTATGACATTCCAGTTCTGCAAAAACTACATTCGTTTAACAGTAAATCACGCATTGTAGATACACTCATCTGTACCAGATTAATCTGGCCCAAAGAATTACTCTATGAACTTGACACAGAACAATATACGGAAGTTCCAAAGAAGCTACGCGGTTCTGCCGGACTCAAAGCTTGGGGCTACCGATTGGCTGATAACAAAATTAACTTCAAAGATTTCTTGGAGTATTCCCAAGAAATGTTGGACTACTGCATCCAAGACGTTGCAGTTACCACAAAATTATTCAAACGCATCCAGGGACAAAACTATGCTGAGCCTGCACTCAAGTTGGAACATGACTTTGCTTTGGCGATTAATAAACAAATTAGATCAGGTGTTCCTTTTGATTTGGATGCAGCTCTTGATTTGGTGGATGATCTCCGAGCAAAACAAAGCAAGCTTGAAACACAGCTAAAAGAATTGTTCCCACCTATAGAACATGAGTCTTGGTTTACACCTAAGGTAAATAATGCTGCTCGTGGTTATGTCAAAGGTGTACCATTCCGTAAGGTAAGAGTAGAAGAATTTAACCCTGGATCTAGACGACAGATTGCTGATCGACTACGCAAAAACTATAACTGGGTGCCAGAGAAAGTAACAGCAAAAGGTAATCCAAGTCTTGATGATGAAGTGTTAGAACAACTACCGTACCCTGAAACAAAAACATTAGCAGAGTATATGCTAATTGATAAACGCCTTGGACAAATTGCAGATGGCAACAATGCTTGGATCAAACTTGTTAATAGTGATGATCTCCGTATGCACGGTGATGTTGTTACGAATGGTTGCATCACGGGTCGTTGTGCACACCGTTACCCCAACATGGGTCAAGTCCCGGCGGGATATTCGCCTTACGGAAAAGAATGCCGCTCTTTGTTCTACGCTCCTAACGGCTGGGATCTTATTGGTATTGATGCTAAAGCATTGGAACTTCGGTGCCTTGCTGGTTATCTTGCTCTTTGGGACAATGGCGAATATGCTTCTCTTGTTGTTAATCCAGAAGTAGATATACATACATACAACCAAGAACAATTTGGTGTGGAAACCAGGGACATAAGCAAACGTCTGCTCTACGGAATGTTGTATGGATGTGGTGCAGTTAAAGCTGGTACAATTATTAACCCTAACGAAAAAAATCCTGACAAACTTAAACGTCTTGGCCGTAATGCTATTGATGGTTTTATGAATGGTGTACCAGCACTTAAAAAATTGAAAGAACAAATTGAATGTACACTTATTGAACGTAATTATTTAATTGGATTAGATAAGCGTGCATTGTATTGTCGTTCATCATTTAAAGGATTAAACGTATTGTTGCAATCGGCTGGTGCAATTCTTATGAAACAAGTTGTTGTAAACATTCACAACAACATTGAACAGAACCTTGGCTTGCCTTACGGCAAGAGCTGGGAGCAACTACTAATGATCCATGATGAAGTTCAGTTAACTTGTTATGGCGAATACACCGAAGCCATTCGGGAGCAAGCTATGATGGCATTCCCTCAAGCCCAGGAGTTCTTTGACTTCCGTTGCCTCATCGAAGGGGACAGCAGGGTTGGAAGCAACTGGGCTGAGACTCACTAACTAATTCTTAATTATGATTGACTGGAAATCTGTAGCCTTTCGACTACATGAAATTGCTGAGTATTATTTTGATTGCAGTATGGACAGTTCTCTTCATGATGAAGAGATAGAAGTATTGCACACAAAATATCTTGATTTAGTATCTACTTTAATAACAGAAGAACCAATAGATCTTTCTGTATCTAACGAATAAAAATAATTGACTCGTCCCAGGTAAGACGTTAAACTGCCTTCCACTAACCATCTGAACCAATGAACTTTGTAACGGTGTGTGCCCAGGCAACTGAGGTGCCACGTGAGGTATATACCTCAGCAACTTCCACAGCATTACGTTGTAATCTTTTGTTACCTCCAGTAGGTAACAAAGCCCCTACTCCAATTGAATTCAATGTGTACGGAAAAGCTGCCGAACGTTTTCAACACACCACCAAGGGAGGACTTCTCTACATTCACGGCGCCAAGTTACGTCATGACTTGGACACAAGAACGCACTCATTACATGGAGGCATTGTCACTCCGGTTACAGAAGCATTCCCAATCTTTAATACAGTCATCCTCGGTGGCCGTTGCGTTAAAGACATCCATCAAGATGACGCCCGCGCTTTTAGAACAACGGCAGATGGGTTAATGATTTGTAATCAAACTCTTTCAGTTAATACTGGTCGCAACCAAGCTGATCTGTTTAACTTCTATGCAATGAATACTGCAAAAGATAAGTTAAACAATGCGGAACTTCTGGTTAACTTTACCAGGAAAGGCACAGGTCTTTCAATCATTGGCCGCATAGTTAGCGATGCTTGGGTTGATAAAGAAACCAAGGAGAAAAAATTGAATACCAAAATTCAATTAATGTCTATGACCTTGGCTCCCAAGAACACGACCGCTGCTCCTGAAATCAAAGCTCAAACGACTGTTGCAACTGATGAAGTTGTTGGTCTTTGGGGTGGTAAGACCGCTGATGATAGTGACGTATGGAATCAAGCATCTGGCGGTGGCTTGCCTGATCTACCTGGTCAGTACGGCGCCGCACCTAACCTTGACGAAATTCCTTTTTAGATAATGGACCTGGGATGTCTTTAAACTCATCCGTATTAAAACTAAAACACCATGACTGAAGCATTACTTAACTCTGTCATTGACACTCCTCCTTCTCTGAAAACTCTTAAAGCTATGACTACCAAGAAAACCTCTGCACTTGCTACGCGTGGACTTGATTCATTCCGGCTCTTTCAATCCAAAGAATTTGTATCCGGATACCAAAACCTCATCACCATTCAGCCTCTTAACAAATCAAAAACACGGGGTTGGTTCATCCGTAAGTCAGACCTGGACACTTGCGGATGGAGCGCAACTGAAAATCAGTTTGCTAAGTCTTCAGTTATCTGGAACTACAAGCAAACTTTCGGTATGGCTCCCAATACTTCAGTTGAAGAAGGACTTAATTTTACTGAGCCTCGTTTACAAATCCTTCTACGTTCTCCCCTCATGGTTGAGGAAACCACAGGGATGAGGCAGACGATTGGTACCTTTGACAATCCCGATGTTAAAGAATGTTGGGAAGCTGACAAGATGGCAGCTGATCTTTCCAAGAGTAAAGGTGAAATGTACAAGCGCAAGTACAGCGTGCGTACCAAGTACCTTGTTTATATCTTAACTGAAGATAACAAGCGTGCCCATAAGATCCCTATGGTCTTGACCTTGAAAGGATTGAATGGTACGGATGTATCTGAAAAAGTTAAGTTATATGAAAAAGAAATGTCCAAGTGCTTGAGCAAAGCACTGGATGCTGAAGTACCCTTGTCATTCAATGAAAAGTTCTACGCCACTACCGTATTTGCTCCGGTACTTGCCAATGAAATGCGTGGAGAAAACAACGTTGAGATCTGCGCAATTGAATCTTTTGACATCCCTGATTACAGCAGTCAAGAAGCTTCAGTTGAATCTTTGAATCGCATGTCGATTCCTGATGAAGATCGTGAATCAACTTGGAAGTTCCAGGAATTGTTTGCAGATTACATCAACCAACATGCTCGGCAAGATGCTGAGAAGTTGGGTGGTGCCTACGGTATTAAAGCCGGGGTTGAAATTCTGCCCGCTTCCAGGGGAGTCACGGAGGTTGAAGTGAAAGCTTTGCCTGCACGTGATGAACTTACTGGAGAAGACAGTTCATTCTGATACAGTAACTTGAGGATTGGCTAAGTCATCTTGTTCAACAGCCTTGTTGTTAAAGATGAACATATCCTGAACCAATCCTCTAATTACACCTTGTCTTTGAGTGGCGATCCTTAACAAGAGGGTCGCCATTTCTTTTAAAGCACTGACTGAATTACATTCTTGAATTGATCGTTTGACTTTTTCTTCCCAGAATTTATCATCAAGCGTTGGTTCAATTTGAAATTTAGACAATGAAACGTATTTGATTTTTTCCATTAGTACAACCATGAACACTTTATTGTACCTGTTATGAAACCTGAAGACAAAGCAGCATTGAAAGCAGGCGGCACTACGTTTTTAGTAGGCAGTCTGGTTGCTGTAGCATTTGCAAACCCTATGTCATGGATAGCTGTTGCTTATGGAACCTACAAGATCAGCAAAGAGGCGAGGCGTTCAGCCAGGGCCCGTGCTACCATTGATTCCTCAGATGAAAAAAACCTTTTCATCTAAACTCAACCCTAACTCAAACCAATGTCAATCCAAACGCAAACGCAACTCACTACGGCGCAAGCTTCTATTTATTCTCGGTCTAACATCCGACGCGCCTTCCCAGACTTTGATGAGACTGAGATCGCTGGAATCTATTTGCGTGATACTGCTTGTCTTGTGGTGCGTCGGGATGGTAGTGAGCAAACTTATGATCGGTCTTTAATACAGTCTGCTTATCAAACGTATACCCACCGATTAAAAGATTTCTTTTCTTACTTGGGTCCTAACTACAGGGGCCCATCTATTTGGCACAACAACGCCTACGTTATGTTCAAGGGTTGGAACTATAGCCATGCCCTTGGTCACTTAACATCTAATGCTAAGCTCCAAGCCCATTGGGCTGATAAATTTATTCACCTTAAAGATGTCAACAAAGTTACAACGTTATTACAATCAGATCAGACTGATCTTGGGCACCTCGTTGCCCCGGATGGGTTGCGGCTTCCGGCTGGGTCGGTTGACTTCGACGCTGACAATGAACAGGAACCCAACATGGGATCCCTTGCGGCTGAGCCTTATTGTTCATGTGGGTCCTTTCAGCGTCAACTGGCAAACCTCAGTGATTTCCAAATGGAAATTACAGGCTATAAACCATGGTGCATCCACCTGACTTGGTTTCACAAATACCGTGAGTTACTATGCAAACGCACGGATGTACGTAATGCAGCACGTGGTGGTGTGGTTGAAACATGCGTTGCTTGGTGGTATGCCCCTCCTAGGGATCACATCAGTGATGGACGTTTTGTTTTATTGCATACCAAGTCAGGGGCTCAGGCACCACTGAGTCACTGGCGTACGTACAAACCTAAGGAGATTTACACCCAGCACAATGCATGGGATTTATTCTCTAGTATGCTAGATGCTGGTTATGTTCCGTTTCCTGGTACGTCACTTCCACAACTAGCTAATGCTGTTAAAAAACAATGACCCTGGCATCTATTCCTTTTGAAAAAATGACTGTTACTTGCAGCAATGAAGACAACGGTGGCATGTGTATCACCTTTGATTGGGATGACACCGACCCAGCATTTGAACCATGGAATCAAATGACTGAACATCAACAGCGTAGTTTTCTTTTGACTTCTATTTCTAATAGGCTTCAAAAAGATCTTGATGCTGCGTCCTAAGAACGACGTTAAACTTCTAATTTAAAACTAATTAGACTCATGTTTGAATTTCTTACCTCCATTGTTCTTCCTCAGATCACAAACATCTTGCGTGATCTTGCCCTGGCAGCATGCGTAGCATTGTTGACGTGGGCTATTAATAAAGTTCAAACTCAATTCAACTAAGCACCATGACACAAATCACTGCAACAAAACTTGAAAGCCTAAACGTCTTAAAACTTTACGAACACTATGGTGCCCTGGAGCGCAGTCTTCCTCTCCTCACTCCTGAGTCCCAAGACTTGGCAAAAGCTGAACTGGAACAATGCGCACAAATTCGTTCAGAAAAAATTGACCGAATTTACTACGCTATTGCTGCGCACGAAGATGCGTTAGAACGTATCAAGAAAGAAGGTGAGCTGATGGCTGTGGCCAAGAAGCATCACGAGTCTCAGATCAAATCACTCAAAGGTTTGATCAGTTGGTTGCGGCGGGCACTGCCTGTTGATTCCAATAAGATTACTGGGCGTAACTACCAGTTCACATTAATCAAGAAAAAAGACTTGACAGTGGAAGTCTCATCTAGTATTGAAGACTGGGATGAAAAACAACAGGAACAATTTTGTATCCTCCAAGAAACCACTACAACCAAACGTATTGTGGTATGTTCAATAGGTGGTGAACTTCTCGAAGAGAAAACAACACCTTCAACTAAAACCGAACTATTACCTAATCTTGATGCAATCCGTAACGCGTATCAAACCGGCCAACACCTCCCCATTGGAGTCAAGGTTGTCCAAGAATATTCCATCCGTACCAAACGAATCTACTCCGAACCTAAAGTGGACTTGGATGCATCCGAATATTTCGGAGAACTTCTACCAGAAGTTGGAACCTCCGACTGATCTAGAAGATGCACATATCAAAATGTCATGTCATCAGCATGCCGTTGATGATTTTGATTTGCAGATCCAGATGAATGAGCTGGAACAATCTATGTTGTGTGATGGAGAAGATGTCCTTCCTTATCAGACAGGTAAGATGGATGATCTTGAACAAAAAAAGTTAAAACTTTTGTTGGGTAAACGATTCCATCGAAATGCATCACGTGCTTACTGGTTTTATATTATGAAGGCAGATAAGTAAACTGCCATACAATTAATAGATAGACAAGGTGTACCGTGATTGACGACAACCGATTAGTTGAATTACTGGCTGGCTTTACTCAAGGCGGTACACCTCTTCCTGCAATGACAGGAAACAAAATGGAATGGGGCGTTACCATCCTTACTGCAGCAATGCTAGCTAATGAAAACTTAGCTGGTCAAATGACTGCAGAAGAAATGGTTGATGGGGCAATTAATTATTACAATGTGATTCAAGAACGTCTTGGTTTTTATCAACAACATCAAGCTGCTTCATTGGAAAAACTTTTAGGTAATTAATCTGCTAAGGTATTTAAGTCTTTACCACCACCAATGGAACCCGTTTACGTGCCAAGGTTAACCGTTATTTTTACGGTTGAACTTGAAGTTGAATACGATCCTTTTAAGGGTCGCACTACAGAGCAAACAGCTGCTGGCCTAGTAGAAGTAGCTGAGAATTTACTCTGGGAGACAAGCACCAATGTTACATCTGTTATTACAAAAATCACTGCAGTGCAATCTGATGACTAAAGACCTACTCAAAAAACTTAATACGACTGGTGCCTTTGATACACCATGGCTTAGAGAGCAGCTTGAAAATTGGGACGTTGTTGCGGAACAAAAGAAAGCTGATTTTATGGAACATATGTACCAGGTGTACAAGCCTGTTAACAAATGTTACACCGGACTATGGCAACGCTTCTGCATTCAAGAAGCTGGCCCTGCTGCACGGGAACAGTACTTTGAAATGATAAAGGCTATCCGTATGTACGAAGAACAACAAGCCAAGGCTGTTGACAACGGTTAACTTTGTCCTATAGTTGGGGGCACACCACGCCAGTGGGGTCCCCCATTTTTTTATGACTACTCAACTTCCTAAAGGCCCTATTAAAGACATCATCACATGGCAAACCAAACACAAAGAAAGCAAACAAGAGTGTGGAGTAGCTGAGATGAATACTCCTGGTACTACCAAGGATTCCCGCGAAGCCTTACACGACACCCGTAACGCAACTGACTCTGTAAAAGATTGGCGTAGTTTCTGGAAAGATGTATTGAATGAAACGAAAATAGAAGAAAAAATGTCTGTGCATAAACAAAAAACTATTGATAATTTTCTTGACACAATCTGTTGTGCACTAGAAGAGATGAGTGGTGAAGAAGTCTTTGATTGTTTTTTTGAAGCTGTTCAAAGTGAACATGAATATAAAGAAAAAGAATACAACAAGATTAATGAACTTATGGATTTTTTGATTGGACTAAAATGAAAACACCTAAAAAACCCACGCCATTGCAACTATTTAAACAATGGAAAAAAACTGAACTCGCATTACAAAAAGCAAGAAGTGAACAACAATTATTACAAAACATGGCTTTTAAAGCCCCAGGTATTTATTGTACTCGTATTACAGTGGACGGTTTTATTTACGAACTAACAACCAAAAAAACTAATCCTTGGAATTCAAACCTTAATGTAACTAAACTTGGTTCAGTTGAAGAGTTTACTAAGTTAGTCAAATGATTAAACAACATGTTGCCTGGGTATGTTGCGACTGTGGTGAGAAGTATGGCAAGTGGTACCAGGATGGTGAGTATATAGGACCAAGTAGTCACTGTTCTACTATGCACTATGACACTTGTGATGTGTGCGGTAAACATAATGTCCCTTGCACTGAGCCAAGGGACTATGGTTATTTACGGGACAATTAAGCAAACACCCGATATGGATTAGTGGGAGTTACTAAGTATTCATCCCACCCTTGTGGTAAGTTGCCAGCAAAGTTGACGTGCCAGCCATCTAACTCGGGGATCAAGCCAATTACGTCAATAGCGTGCCCGTGGGTGTAGGCAGTAAGCGTGTTGTCAATCAGAAAACCTGCCTCAGTAGCAGCAGCGGTCCAGGCGGATTCGTTGGGGAAGCGTAGGAAGTTCATTGTGTAATCCGTTGGAGGATGGTGTCGGCAAGGCGGGTGGGCCAGTAGGTGAGGCGTTTGATTGTTGAGTTAAGAATTTGGCTGCTACCACGAGCACCAATGTCAAGTTGAGAAACAGTTGGCAAAATCACAGCACTGTCAACGGTTATTGCAGATCCATTAGCTGAAACGCCAGAATTATCCGCCTTGTATCCAAATCCAATTTGATATTGTTGAGCAGTTAATGTTGGTGTATTTCCAGCAAACGTATCTGTGCCACCAGAAATAACACCAACGTCTAAAACATTTGAAGTGTTAATCGCTAAACTTATGCGTTCACTGGTAGTACCATTTGAAACGGTAGCAATTTGGTGCGCCACACTAAATGCACGTTCTGCATAGCTTGCAAACAACGTCCCCTCCGTCTGGTTATAGAAGCTAAAGTTTGACCCGGTAATGCTGGCCACATCTGCGGCGCGGGTTACGGTTGCGGTAGTCGTGGGGATGTAGGAGGTGGCGAAAGCGCCTTCTTCTACCTGAGCGCCCCAGATGCGCACAGTTGCACCATTGGTGCTGAAAAACGGCCTGAGGCGTATTGTTGTTCCAGTACTTGTGGTAGTTGTCAAAGTCAAGCGAACCCAGCCATTAAGATAAGGCGTTAATGTTCCACTTGTGCTTGTAAAACCTTCATTAAATGGAGTGCCAATAGGGTTATTTGTGCTTAAATTAAATTGCACCCGTCCACGAATTCCTGTCGTTCCGTTGTCAAGGGTAACGGTAAATTGTGTTGTTGTACCTTTAACCCACAATGAGGCGGTATATGTCCGAGCAATTGCGTCTTTTGTAATGCTGTTGTTAATGACTCCAGGACTTGATGTGTTTGTCCAAAGATCCGCCGTCAGCGTACCATCTGGAGCCGTAGATTCATTGGGAGTTATTGTGCAGTCGAGTGGTGTCCAATAAGCATTGCTAAAGTCTTCGCTGTATAAACTTAAGTTCGTCCTCGCCTCTTCCACCAGCAGGCCAAGGCTTTCGCCCGTTGTTGGGTTGTGGTCGAAGCGTGCCTCGTTGGTGGTCGCCGTCTTAATCAACCCATCGCTGCCGACGTACGTGGCGCCGGTCCCCGGAGGAGTACTGCTGGCGCGGGTAAAACTAACTAAATTCTGATTGGTAACGTTATCAGACAGTGATTTATTTCCGGCAAAATCAAGATCTAATGATGGAACAGCTCGAGCATTACGCCACAATTCATTGCGCACCCATGGTCCAGCAAGGACTCCACCAGGTGCAAGACTTGTGCGTAAAGTTCCTAGTCCACGCATTAGATCGCAGCCTCCAACGTGCTTACCCGTAACTCAATAGTACTAGCACTAACTGGTGTATAAGCATTACGAGTTTCAATTTCTGCGTAAAATATATTACTATTTGTTGCTAATTTAAGTAGCCGTCCTGGGTAATCCAACTGTGTGTATATTGTGCTACCAAGATCTTGTGGGGTTGTTAACTCAAGGTAACCCATATACGCAGCACGGTCAGCACTTGTTAAATCAAAAGGTGCATTATCTGCTATTGCTGTAGGAGTTGCGTTGTACAGATGCACGCGGAAAGCGCCCATGCCAGCAGGCACAGTGTTATCACTAAAGATTAATGCTGTAGATTGAATCAATATAAAACCACCAGTGGGCCCAATACCACTTAGTGTAATAATTGCACTGCCAGTAGTGCTTCCTACAACATCTCCCGCTGTATAGGCAGTGGTATTGCTCGGCCGAGTAATAGTAGAAGTAACTCGGTACGCATTGCCATCAACGGTAAGCGGTTGTCCGCTAACGGCAGTAACTTTAATTACTTCGTATAACTGAGAATTTTCTCTTACTAACGGCATGGTATTTAACTATTTTTTTAATTCTAACAGAAGTTGATCATAAGTAAAAGCTTTGTATTGATGCCTTAAAATAATAGAAAGTATCTGTGTTGGCAAAGTGCAAATTCGTTATATCAATGATCTTGGTGATGGAACTTCTGGCTATGCTGACTACAGTTCATGCATCAATGGACTGGGAAAAAATCTCTAGGTAAGCTTTGGTAAACTAGATAGATAAAGGTATTTGACTATGTATACCCCCGGTCCTCAACAGTATCAAGTCGCTAAAACTCCCCAGGTTCAACAGGTTCCTCAACCCCAGGACAAACCCAAGGCTCCTGCTAAGTCAAAATCCAACGGGGACATTGGTGCTTTTATTCAGCAGTGTATTTCTCTTTGTGCTCACCTAGAGGAACTAAGGACACAAGCACACCTTATACATTTAAACTATGAGGCCCCGAATTTCTTTGGTGTGCATGTATTTTTAAAAGAACAATATGAAGCACATCAAGATCAGTTTGATAAGTTAGGTGAGTTCATACGGTCTATGGATTATCTAATGCCTATGTGTGCCAAGGGGTTGGCTGATAACTGTCCTGAATTTAAGAATGTTACTAGCTATAAAGCAAACGATATGTTGATTACGTACTATAAAAACTTAGAAGATTTTGCCATGCGTTGCAAAAAAGTAGAGGCACTTGCTGCCAAAGCACACGCTATTGATATCCAAAACTATATTGCAGAACTTGCAGGGGAAATTTTTAAAGCTGCATGGATGGTTAAAGCTACGTTACGTAATAGCTGATGGCTGATCTTAAATCTATTCGTCAAAAAGTTGATAATCTACTTACTGATTATTTACGTAATACCACAACAGATCAGGAAATTCTTGATTTTTATGGTGAAGGAAATATTATTGGACGCAAAGGAATAGATCCTAATACGGTTGTTGACGAGGCAGTTAATGCGTATAAATTACCAGGAGAAAGACCACATATTAAACGTGAAATTCCTAAGTCCAATGAACTGTTTGGGTTACCTGGCGGCAAAGCATCTATTGTTAATATAAACAACGCTATTGACCCAAGGACCGGAAATCCTTGGCAGATGAAATTTGAAACATTACCCTTTCCAGCAGAAGGAACGCCTACAAGTGCTGCAACTCGTTTTCTAAAAGACTTTCGGGTTCCTACTGGGACAGCTGTTGACTATGGTTTTGAGACTGCGCCAAATGTTAAAGATGTTAATGCTGTGGATATCAATGAATTAATAAACGATCCAAGGAATTATAAAAATGCTCGTGGTGCTTATTTAGCAGAAGACGCAGGCACTCCACTTTCAGAATCTGGACCATTAACTAATTATGCAAAAGAAGAACTTGAAAGAATAAAAGGAAGATCTTCTGCAATAACCCGACCCAATGGACAGCTGGTAACACCACAGTACTGGGGTTCACGCGGATTTGAAACACCTGATAAATTAAAACAAGCAACACTTGATACTTTTAAAGAACAAATTTCACAAACTGAAAAACCTTTCGGTTCTGTTTCACAATTAACTCCTGTAAAAGAAAACGCAAAAACACTTCGACCGGGAGGTGATGCTGACTGGAGAGCTAACGTATATGAAAAGGCTGGCTTGGCAGGGCCAATGACAGACGTGCATGTTGCCGGTGCTTATGGAGGATCTTCTGGTAACGTGCAAATGTTTACCAAAGGAAAAGACAGATTACTTCCAATTCAACCATACACAGAGTTTTATGGATTTGATCCATCAAAACCAAGTGCTTTAGGTACTGCTCCAGCACCAGATTTTACACCTTTTCAAAAAGCTGTTGGCACTAGAAACTATTTAATTGGTAAGAATATTTTAGCAGGCCGTGGATCCTTGGGTGCACCGGTACGTGCTGTACAAGCAACGCCTTCCGCTCTACGTTTGTCTGTTAAACCAGCAACTAAAGCGTTGTTAATTGACGCAGGTATTAACTACGTTTTGGGTGCGTCCCCACAAGAAGCAATTGTTACTGCAGGAACTGATTTAATTAGTGCTGAAAGTTTAGGTGGTGCACAAACAGCAGCAATTGAACGCATGGGTCCTAGAGGAGAGTTTGTAGACACACGCAGTAATACTGTATTGGGGCCTCAAGGTGCTTATACAAAAACAGGTATTGCTTATAAAAACGGCAAGCCTATTGTTGTTCCCAGGGGTTCTGTTGCTGGTGAAGGCAATATCCTTACGCAAACTCAAGACACATTAAAAAATGCTGCTAGCGTTTGGCGTAAACGGTTAGGTGCTCTTGGTATTTTTGGTCGTTAATCTATCCAGTGTTCTAGCCTGTGGCAGTTGCAGCAAAGCGGAATACACTTCTCAATTTCTTTTTGTATTCGGTCCCAGCTGTATCCTTGATTGACCATTTTGGATATGGTGAAATCTTTATCGCCTATATGGTGAAACTCAAGGACGCGATGATCGGCTAACTCACAGTGGTCGCAACTTAAAGTTTTTTTGTACGCAAGAAACTCTTGACGATTCCGCTCAATACGTTTTCGATTCTGCGTCCAGGTCATCTAAGAATGTAAAGGGCGACCCCAAACTTCTGGGCGGGATACATTTAATGCAGTTATCCTAGCTGCACCCTTTATATTTTGGGACCTCCTTCTAGACTATGGGTCTAACGAGTACCCCGGCCTGATACTAATGCATAGCAGGCACACAGTTATTATACAATTTCATTAGGTGTTTTCCAAAAGTAATCATCTTGTTCTCCAAGGCGACCCCACTTGGGGGCGTGTTCTACATCAAAGTAACGAGTGGATACTTTAAAGTCAGGCGTCTTAAGGTTGTGATTAGTCAAAGATGGGTCACACATGCGGCAACGATTGTTGGGATAAGCACCAATCTGCCCATTATTCAAGGCCACAATATTGTGGGACTTGTGCTCATCAGGGAACTCGGCAAAGTAAAAGTCAGGTTCGTTGCGGTGAGCATGATAGTTGTCAATCGTAAACAAATACGATCCTTTTTGAATGCCTGCGCTACGGGTCATCACCTGAATTTCCATGTTGTAGATCAGGTTTTTCTCAATGACCGTCAAGCCTGTGTCAAATCCATTCCAAAATTGAAGATCAGTTAATTCAAGATCTGGTGTGGGTGGGTTGGGTTTGTCCGGATGGTCTGACTCCCAGGACAAAAACGCACTGATGGGCAGCTTGTCATACAGCGCACCATACTCGGTTAGGTAGGTTTCAAAATATAAAGCACGACCACTGAGTGATTTACATGTAACCCAATAGCCTGGGGTGTATTCACCATGGCCATCCTGCAAGTCACGTAGGTACTCACGTCGTACCCACACTTTGACGGGCGGTACATTTGCAACAAGTGTGGTCATGAATTGTGAGTAACTGACGGAAGTCTAACTGACGCGCAACAAAAAACCCTGGTTCAGGCCAGGGTAAATAAACAATCCACACCCGCCCCTTTCGGAGCACTCTTCTGTGTAAGGTGGAACGGACTCGACTGTCCGCGTAGAAAGTTTAACTTATTTTTTCTTGGGCGGCATAGCTTTCTTAGCTGGCACTGCTCCCTTCTTGGGAGGCACTGCACCTTTCTTAGGCGGTACAGCTTCTTTCTTGCCACCTTTCTCAGGGGCTGCTTTACCGGCGGGGACCATACCTTTGCCGGGAACAAACTTTTTACCTTCAGCCATGGTTAAAAATATATCTTTTGTAATTATAGATTGAATTACTTACTCTTGTAACGTTTGGCTGCACGTGCTGCACGACCTGCTTTCTTGGCGGCATCTGTGTTGGAAACAAATTGTTTTCCTTCACGACTAGCAGCGCGTTTCTTTTGATCTGTCTCTTGACGTTCTTTTTTTGACAATGAGGCCCAAGCTTTTTCTGGTAGGTAACGTTTGGTATATCCACCTTGTATAGCCTTATCACTTGCCATCTTTATACCTCTTGGCTGCAGCTTTAGCTTTACCGCGTTTCTCGTACTCGTCTTTGGTTTGCCACTTTTCTTTACCCCACTTCTCTAAAGATTTCTGTTCTTCTCCCTTGCCTCCTTTGTATCCACCGCCTGCCTTTTCGTATTCCTGGGCCACAAGTTGAGCCTTGCGTGCAGACCACTGACCTGGCTTACCCCCTTTGGAGCCAGCCATCACACGATCTTTAATGTTCTCGCGTAACTCAGGTTTTGTATATTTATTTTCCTGAGACATCAGGATTGTTTTCTTTTTCCTTTAGTATTTTAACTCAGCTATTGGTTGGTGTTACGCTCTTGAGCTTTATGAAATTTCTCCATAATGTCTTCAATTTGCTCCAGGGATTCGAGCCGCATTAAGATATCGGAAAGGGTGTTGATGGTAATAGGGTGTTCAGCGCGAGCAGCGAATGCCAACGCATCACGTAAGCAATCGGTAGCTGCGTGCACGGATTCTTTTACTTGATTTGAAAGCGCCATTTCAGATTGTTTGGGTGCTCTCAGTATAGGGCCTGCAATAAACATGTGTATCCTGTTGGCTACATTTATTATGGCAGTGTTAAAAATAAAAACAAACCGTTAAAACCGTACTTGGATTTTTGGTTTGTACTATTTAATTTCCCAGGTGGATCAGCGGTAAGTTGTACAGACCAATGCGGTTGTAATCACGTAAACCAAATTCATAACAGATGTTGGTCGTATCGCAGTCCCAAGTTTTGGTCAAGGGGTTGATACCTGAGAAACGTGCGCCTTCAATAAAAGGTTCTGCGTTATACACACAGAAACAATTAAAAGTTGCGGCAACTTCTAGTCGGGGTGGCATATCAAAAATACGTGGGCCTCTAAAACCTGTATCAGATGATACAAGACGTGTTGCCCAGCTGTCATAAATCCAACGATGGTTTTGTACATCCATGGGATGCAAGCTATATGGAGATGCGATGTCATCGTCTGTAGTAAGGAGACAACTTAGCTGGTTTGCATTGTATTGAATGTCTGGTTCAATAAATAAAATTTTGTTATAAGAGGAAAGATCATCGACCTGTTCTAGGCAGCGGTTACGTGCTTTTGCTAAATAACAAACCCTATCCTCTGCTTGAATTGAACCAAAATATGGCCAGTTCTCTGTGGAGGAAGTGATCCAAACATTGCCTAACTGTTGTTTAAAAATTGATTGGTTCTCGTACAGGTAAGCCGGAGATTCGTCTGTTGAATCATTTTCAAATACCGATAGATCAAAAGTGATCTCTGGGTTCCTAGCTTGAAGAGCAAAAATTTGTTTCTGCCATTTTGCCAGGAAGGGTTCCCGATTCCGGATGATGGTGCAAATTAAGATACGCATTCGTCTAGCTCCTTGGATAACTCGTTAATGTCTGACGGTTTGATGAAATGGTTATTGCCAATATAAAAAGAATGGGTGTGCATCTTTTCACTATTGGGAAGAGCAATTAATGATTCATAATCTTTCATGAAGGGTTGACGTAGCAAGTTGCCAACAAGAAAAGGTCTTGTCTCAATGCCCATGTATTGGAGAAGTGGTTTTAATTTTTTAACTACTTTAGCATCTTTACAATGAAATGGTAGAGTCATTGCTGAGTTACCAAGGGGTATAGGTAAGGTATCAAACCAGGGTTTCTTGGTCATCTCCTCATAGAAAACACGATAGTTTTTATTGCGTTGAGCATTCCATCGATCTAATTTTTGTAGTTGAACAAGTCCTAGAACTGCACCTGTTTCTACATTGCGGAAATTGTAACCTTTGGTTGGGAATAAAAAGGTTGGATCAATGTCCGGATTGTCTGCCTTGATAATCTTTTGGTAGTCAGGTGTGGTTTCCCTAGATAAACCATGGGAGCGCTTAGCACGTAACAAATTGTAAAGATCTTTATCTTTGACGCAAACCATGCCGCCTTCAATGGTGGTCATGTGATGACCAAAGTAAAAGGAGAAGGTAGAGCCGATGCCTGTGTTACCAACTTTGACATTGGTTTTTTGGTCGCGGGCACCATGGGATTCGCAACAATCTTCCAAGATGATTGTGTTGGGCCACAGTGCTGCAATCCGCCCCATGTCATTGGAGATTCCTAAGATGTGAGTTAGATAGATAATGTCTGGTACTAGTCCCTTCTCGGAAAGAGCAGTTACTGATTCAACGGTTGGGCTATAGGTTTCGTAGTCAATGTCATAAAAATACACATTGTGTTTTTGCTGGCAGAAGGTTGAGATATTTGTTGCCCAGTTAATGGCTGGTGCAAAGATTGTTAACTTTTCTTTTGTTGGAAAGTGTTTTTCTTTTACGGCATCTAGGAGGAGGAAGTTTGCTACGGAACCGTTGGCTACATACAGGGAGTATGGGGAGCCTTGCCACTTACTCCATTGCTCTTCAAACTCCCGACACTTGGGGCCATTGGTAAAACGATCACTGGTTGCAATAAATTTGATTAGTGCCAGGCGCTCTTCTAGGCCTACGGTATTTTTTTGAAGAGGCCAATTAAATTTAGACATAACCCAAAATCCTTTTATAAACTATAGTGTAAAAAACAATTAAATGTACATGAAACGGGCATTGGTTACTGGAGTTACCGGTCAAGATGGATCTTATTTGGCTAAGCATTTAATTGATGAGGGTTATCAAGTTTGTGGTATTGTCAGGAATCACACACAATCCAATCAATTGCAGCGATTGAGGTGGATATTTTCTGGTGACTTGCCTCAGGAATTGAGCCTTGAGTATTCGGATTTGACTGATGCTCCCTCATTGAACAGGATTGTCCAGTCTTTCGAGCCGGATGAAGTCTATAACTTGGCTGCCCAAAGCCATGTTGGTGTCAGTTTTATGTCACCTGTCAGTACCGCAACGGTAAATGCACTGGGGGTCATGAATGTTCTGGAGGCTTGCCGTGCTGCGTCAACAAAACCAAAGTTTTACCAGGCTTCAACCTCGGAGATGTTTGGTAAGGTACAAGAAGTTCCGCAAAATGAAGAGACTTCCTTCTATCCAAGGAGTCCTTATGGGGTTGCAAAGTTGTTTGGATATTGGTTGACCATCAATTACCGCGAGAGTTATGACCTATTTGGTGTTAATGGAATTCTTTTTAATCATGAAAGCCCCATTCGTGGTGACAATTTTGTAACTAAGAAGATTACCAAGGGATTAGTTTCTGTTTTACGTGGTAAGCAACCAGTACTTGAGTTGGGGAACTTGGAAGCCAAGCGTGATTGGGGTCATGCAAAAGACTATGTGCGGGCTATGCATTTGATATTGCAGCACCCTACGCCTGAAGATTTTGTTATTGCTACTGGTATCCAACATAGTGTCCGGGAGTTTTGTGAAATTGCAGCGGAACACTTGGAGCTTGGCTTGGAGTGGCAAGGTGAGGGTGTTGATGAAATTGGTTACAGCACAAAACTTAACAAAGTTGTAATTAAAATTAATCCTGCGTGCTACCGCCCAACAGAAGTTGATACCTTGCTGGGAGATAACACCAAAGCACATGCTGTCCTGGGGTGGAAGCCAACAATTCCTTTTGAGAATATTGTGAAAGAAATGTTGGCTTACGATCTAGAAACGGTCTGATACCAAGGGGTTACAGGTCAACACGTATGTAGTCAAGGCCTTCTTCCTTGAGTTGTTGTTCGTGTTGATCTGCTTCTTCTTCTTCGTAATCATCAAATGCCATCTTTTCAAATCCTTCGGGACGGCTCTCGCCATAGTAAAAACGTATTAGTTTGCAAGTCATCAAAAAATTGAGATAATTTATTTTTAAAGAATAGCAGTACCAATATTTTTTAGCGGAAACTACGGTTGATTGACATATGTATTAGATTGTAATCAATATACAAAACCTGAAATGGTTAACGACTGGCAGAGTCGAATCAAGAATTTAAATCGTGGGCCTGCACGAATTACGCTGAATGGAAAACGTCACTACGTTACTCCGCTTGAAACTGGTCCAGCGCCTTCGGTCACCACAATTCTTTCGGAGACCGCATCAGAAGCCAACAAGAAAAAGTTGGAGATGTGGTCCAAGGCAAACCCTGGAGTTAAGGAAGCTGCTGCAGAACGCGGTACTGCGATTCACTTTGGGATGGAACAATACCTTAAAGGGAATAAAACTCCTGAGATCAAAGAAGATTATGCAGATTTTTGGTCGGGTATGCCATCAATTCTTGACCAGTTTACGGAGGTGCTTTGGGCGGAATCCCCCATTCTGGAACGATTTAATTTCACTGTTGGCGCCGATGACGTGGCTCGCGTGTGGGGTTGCGATGATGAGGGGCGGGCTTGGGCTGGTGCTCCTGACATCATTGGCGTGGTTAACGGTAAGCTTACTCTTGCTGATTTAAAAACCAGCGTTAAACCCTATAGCCGTAAGTGGCCTAAGGATTTGGAGAAAGGATCGCCCGAATGGCGAGACTTACTTGGGGGTCACATGAAATTTAAAAAGACACTTAAACAACTGGCTGCATACGACATTGGCATCGAACAGACTCTTGGGATGACGGTCCAGCAGGCTGCCATCCTTGTGTCGACGCCTGTACGCACTCAAATTTTTAAGATCTCCAGGAGATTTCTAGATTCTTTACGGACTGATTGGTACAAAATTGTTGAGGAATATTACAAACAGATTGAGAATTGTAATGTGTATGACGCTGATTTGGTTTAGCTGTAATACGCGGATTCATTTTGGCTGAACCCTAGGTCGCTAGCGCCGAACTTAAGGCGGGGATTGCCTTGTAACATCGCACGTGATGGACTCAGGCCTGTAATCCTCCCTTCAAGTCTGGCGCCTGCCATTGACTTGGAGGGATCTACGTCTGCCAAATATTTACCAGCAATGCGCATAGTTTTATTGCTGTTGTTCTCATCATACGCGAACTGTTACTTAAAAATTATGCGTCTCATTAGACTTGCTGATTCTTAAAAAAAGAATGGTTTGACCAGGATCATCCGCCGTAGGATGAAGAGACACTCAAATTTGCTCCCTATGGAAATTCAAATTTCTACGGGAGAATGGCTTGCCTCACTTGGCAAACGCATGGCGTCGGCTATGGATGGGGACATTTTTTGTCTTCCAACACCGATGCATGTTCATGCGTTTTCTTTGTTAAAGGATTCCCATTTTCCACAAAGAAACCTAGAGTGGACCTTACGCCCAAGTAGTAATGCGCATGACGAGCACCAACAAGCTGTCCCTACGACCGGGAGAAATTCGCCTTGATTTCATCCCCCTTGATTGGCCGCTCACGCCACTCGGCGCACGCAAGGATCCTTACATTGCGGGTTGGCAGGGTAAACCGTTTGACCTAAAAGAAATTGAAGAGGAAATACTTTCTGGTGACTGTAAAGCGATTGGTGTTTTAGGTGGACCCGCCTACAACAATCCTTATGGTTTGGTGTGGGTCGACATTGATGGACCGACTGTCTACACGCTTGTCAAGGAACTGGCAGATGAAACCGACTTTGATAAAGCACTGCCCCCAACGCTGACTATTTGTAGCGGGAAACTTGGGCGAGAACGCAAACTGTACAAGCTACCTCGGGAAAAGCACAAACATTTTGTCCGTAATAAATACACTTGGCACGGGGAGGGCGCCAAAGAAAAGCTTGAGATTCTTTGGTCCCGGCACCAGGGTGTTCTCATGGGTCTACACCCTGAGACTGACGGTTACTACACTGCAGAAGGACAGGGGTTTGAGTGGTGTGACAAGCTGCCTGACGTTCCGGACTGGCTGCTAAACGCAATCATTAATAAGAATGTAAAGCAAGGTATCCCTGCTAAAGAAACCAAACGCATTGTGGGTCCTGGCTTTGCAATCAATACAGAAATCAGTCTTGATCGCGATATCCAACTAGGTCAAGAAGCCATGTGGAGTTTGCCAATCGAAGCTTGTGATGATTACGACATCTGGATCACAATTGGTCAGACACTTCACTCAACAGATGAATCGCTGCTCGATGCTTGGGATGAATGGTCCAAGCAATCAGAGAAGTATCAGGAGGGTGAATGCCACAGGCGTTGGCTCTCCTTCAGTAAAGGAGGGGGGCGTGGCTTGGGGTCACTAATACATATCGCCCAGGAACACGGGTGGCAGCCTTCACAAGACCATCGTGCAATGAGTGTGGATGACGCGGTTTTGGAGCAGAGTTGTAAGTTGCTTGAAGCTTTTGAAAAGGAGGTCCACTTGGTAAATCAAGAAGTTGTTCATGAAGAAAAAAAACAACAGGACTCTGAGTTGGTCTTTGACACATCTCCGTTGCTGTCATTGCCTGGCTTAAACATGAAAACAGGAAAAGACCAAAAAACAAAGAATGCATCATCCGACATCCTGACCCATGTGGTTCGTCAGTTATATAACGGAAATCTGCGGTTCAGTCAAGAGCAGGGGACCTTTTTTCTTTATGAACACCGTAGTCCGGGGCTCTGGTCCCAGGTGTCTGACCATGAGGTGAGGGGCAGTATCAAGAATAAATTTGAATCTGTGAAGGGTGAGTTGCTAAGAAATGGCTATGGCATGAACCTGATCAACGATGTTCTTGAACAGTTAAGAATTGTTTTAATTTTTGATGGTTGGTATGAGGGCAATGATCTTTTGTTGTTTACCAATGGGATTCTTGATATTCAAACTCGTGAGCTGCGTCCATTTGAACGGGGCCTTTTCATTACGCAACAACTGCCTTATCCCTATAACCCTGGGATGGGTTGTGAACTAATCATCAAATGGCTTAAGAGTGCTCAAGATGGATCTTGGCATCGTGTGCAAGTTCTACGTGCTTGGCTTCGTGCCGTATTGTTGAGTCGCTCTGACATTCAAAAGTTTGTTGAGATTGTAGGCCCAGGGAAATCAGGTAAGTCTACTTATGCAAACTTAGCTCATGCCTTGGTGGGTGACGATAACGCCATGATCTCTTCGCTGGAACACTTGGAGAAGAATAGGTTTGAGACGTCTAACTTATATAAGAAAAAGTTATTGCTGTTCAATGATGTTGAGCGGTACGGTGGTTCGGTATCGGTATTGAAAGCACTGACTGGTCGTGACCTTATTCGTAACGAACGTAAGTTTCAAACGGGTAGTCAAAAACCTTTCAAGTTCAATGGCCTTGTGATGATTACTGCTAATGAACCGATTCAAACAACTGATCCAACCTCTGGTCTCGCCCGTCGCCGTCTTACTATTCCTTTTAATAATGTGTTTAGTGGCTCGTCTGCAGAACAAAAAACACTCATCGATATGGATGATCGTGGGCGACCGTTCGGTGAATTTGCTCACCTCCTTCCTGGATTGGTCAACTGGGTCCTCGATATGAGTGAGGCGGAGATGCGGGAATACCTTATGGAAACCAATAGCAAAGTTAAATTCTTTGCTACGTATCACCGCGAGCAGATCCTTAAATCTAATCAGATCATGGACTGGTTACATCACTGCGTTATTTTTGACGTAGGGGTAACGTCTGTCATTGGTCTTGCTAAGTATGCAGCCGGTAAAAATACCTACGAAAATCACAACTATTGGTTGTATGCAAGCTATTGTGAGTTCTCTCGCTCTAGTAATAGCAACGTTCTTGGGCGCAGTCGATTTGAATCCCTGCTGATGGACGTTTGTATGCACCAATTAAAATTGAATGTTTACCAGGTAAAGACCAGTCGCGGTATGCTTGTTAAAAATATTTCTTGTCGAGGAAGAGATCCTAAATATGAAAAGTATCCAACTATTGTGGAGGTTGGGTTGAACAAAGAAGAATGGAGAGTTCAGTACGGAGATGTTCTAGATAGGAAGACTGATGCAAAAATAGAGAATGAAGCAATAGAAACTTGAGTAACGGTCGCCACTTAATCTTGGATCTTTACGATTGTGATCCAGGTATCCTTGATGATTACGGGGAACTTCAACGGTTGCTTGAAGCTGCGCTTGTGATGGCAAAAGCTAATATTTTACAGATCATTGGTGAAAAATTCAAACCGCAAGGTGTGACTTTGTTAGCATTACTATCGGAGTCACACGCATCTATCCATACATGGCCGGAGATTGGCTATGCGGCCATTGACCTATATACATGTGGTGATACCACTCAAACTCATAAGGCTGCTGAGTTTCTTAAATTCAAACTCAAATCCAATAACTCAAAAGAAAAAGAATTAATACGGTCGACAGTACCTACGAATTGTGTATAGTTAATCAAGATATCTCGTCTTAAATGACTAAAAAACCTAAGCTCCTTTGGTGTGGTGACATCGTTGCCAAAACCGGTTTTGCACGTGTTACTGAAAATGTTTTGTCGCGCATTGAAGACGATTACGAAATCGTAGTGCTCGGCAATAACTGGTGGGGCGATCCGCATCCTCTGCAGGAACGCTACAAAATGTACCCATCTTCCAATAGGTTCCAGCAGGCACCTTTTGGTGAGCAACGTATCAAGGAAGTTGTGGAGCGCGAAGCTCCTGACCTTGTGTTTACAATTAATGACATCTGGATTATTAATGAGCAATACAGGCAAATTCAAGAATTACACAAAGAAAAGAAATTTAAATTTGTGGGTTATGCCCCCATGGACAGCTACGGCTGGACTGGTAGCCTGGCTGATACTGCTAACGATTGGGATGGGATTATCTCTTATACGGAATTTGGCGCTCACGAATTTATTGCCGGTGGTATTAACCAACCCATTTATGTGGTACCGCATGGTGTGACTTCAGGCCAGTTCTATCCCATGGATAAAGCTGAGGCCCGGAAAAAACTGGGCGTGGCAGACGATATCTTTATTGTGTTCAATGGTAACCGTAATCAATTCCGCAAACGGATTGACATTACCATTGAAGGTTTTGCCAAATTTGCCAAGGACAAGCCTGACACCCAGTTGTACCTACATATGGGTTTGAAGGACCAGGGCTGGGATATCATTCCGCTGTTCTCACGGGCTATGCAGCGGGAGGGGCTGGATCCTAATGGGCGGATCATCCTCACCACGCAGACACAGAACCCACCGGATGTGGAGGTTGACTTGCTCAACACCATCTACAACTCCGCTGACATTGGCGTAAACACCTGCAAGGGTGAGGGCTGGGGGCTTGTCAACTTCGAGCACGCTGCCTGTCGTGTGGCCCAGGTGGTGCCTAATCACACGTCATGCCGTGAGATCTTTGAGGGTTATGGGGAGTTAATTCGTTGTGACCACGTTGATGTGGACACGAACTACGGCAGGGAAATGCCCTGTCCTTCTTCAGACCACCTCGCGGAAATCCTTACGGATCTTTACGAAAACCGTGACAAGCTTAATGCTACGGCGGAGGCATGTTACCAACGTGTTACAGATAAGAAATTTGATTGGGAAACGGTCGCCGCACAATTCGCCGGTATTTTTGAAGATGTGCTTCAAAAAACTGAAGCTGAGCCAGAGCCTGCACCTAAGAAGAAAAAGAAACTAAAGAAGGTAAAGAGACTGGTTGGCGCTGCAAGCTGACACTAGTTGTCACATGCTTTAAACCCTTGCTACGGCAGGGGTTTTTATTTTGGTTGGTTGGTCCCAGGATGAGACGTACTTGGGATACAGAGATTGCAGACTTTGGGGCCTTTCTATACTTACTATGACGTAGATGACGCCGCTGTGGACAATGTATGTGTCTCATGAGAATCAAATGAGAAACACGTACACTTTGTGACAGCGGCGTCATTTAGCTCTAGACTGAAAAAAATTAACCCAAAGTCTGCAAAGTCTGCACTCACCATGGCAAACATGTACCGACAGGTCAAAGATGCGAGTGAGCAAGTGGCTTTTCGCCATGTAAGAGATATTGAAACCTTAGACCAGTCTCAACTTGAGTCTCATAGTTATTACATTGGGTATCCTTGTCCCCATGGTCATTTGATACGTGACACTAAACAAAACTGGTGTTATTTCTGTGTTAAAAAAATACTAGGCAACAATTGTGGCTTTGATGTTAATTTTCTTCACCCTGATTACAAGGTCAAGTATTTAAAGCTTTGGGCATGTATTGACGTAGGGCATCCAGAAAATTGCTGGACTATCAATGCTGCTGGTGCGTACAACCCTAAGCGTATTTGCATGCCTTCCTATCGTTCTTTATATAGTCGGCAAAAATCTGAGAACGTAACCATACACAAAGCTTTGTATCAAAGTGCATGGGGTGATATCGGGTCTTTGGTAGTAACACGCTCATGCGGAAATCCAAAATGCGGTAACCCTTTGCATATGGTGTCCAGCTGGAATCGTCTGTTTCCTCCTGGAAACTTACATCCATTTTCTATTGAATTCAAAGCTGAAAAAATAATGCAGATATCTCAGGCTCGTTTGTTAAACTGTGAACAAAAAATCATTGAGTATTATTACAAACCAACTATTACTCACCCATTAGAAGTGAAGGAACCCCCGGAGTATGATGAAGGGTGAGGCTTATATTGCAATAAATAATGGCAAGGAATCAATCTAGTCAAAGACAACGTACCAAGGAAAACCCTTTAGATCTTGGTACATTTAACGTAACATCCTTGCGTGATTTACGTGGTACTTTAGGGCCTCGCTCTCAGGTTATTGGTAGGGCTGATACGTGGGATAACTCTAATGGTGGTTATGGTGGTGGTACGTATAACCATTGGTTTAGAATTAACCTAGCAGTTAACGCATGGATCATTGTTACTAAAGGTCCACCAAGACCTAAATACATTCAAACTTCTGTATATGACTTAAATCAAAATCCTATTCAAGCGCGTAATGTTTTTGATCAAGACAGCGTCAAACAAGTAAACAACGGCGAGGTTTATTATCCATATGTTGGGCATACAATGAATGCTCAATCTTATTTATACAATAACTTCAACCCCAATCGTCTTGATCGAGGTGATGATCGCTACTTTGTACTGCCTCCTGGATCTTATCTACTGTGTGTATCTACTACTAGAAATGAATTACTGAATTATTCAGTTGGTTTAGTTGTTGAAGTTCAAGATATTGAACCCGAGTTGTTACTAGAAACAGGCGGTATTAATCATATTGTCTATGAAGACGAAGATTACATTTTGCTTGATTTGACTGAGAACTACACTGGCGAAGATGTGCACCAACATTCTTTAAATGAATGGCAAACGGCCTGGGAACGTGATCATCAACAAGATAATCGGTTTCCTGATTTGTTTTTACCGCTGATAACGGAGTCATAATTTTGTTACACAACTAAACCGTATAGACGTTATCGTATTTAAAACACTCAACCAAATGAATGACCTTCCGAATCAAACAAAGAAAAAAAGTATTTACCGTCAATATTGGAAAGGGATACATCTTGAAAATGCGTTTACTCCCATGGTGGAGGACAACGACAGGACGTGTGTGGCTTGCAAGTTTGGCTGTGTCAAAAAGCAAAAGACAAATCAACGATTGGATGAACAGAAAACAAAGTCACAGGGTCCGCCGCTTGGATATGTCTTTGACCGGTAAAATTGGTAATCGAGTTCAAGCCATAGCTATTCGCCAAGTTCGTAAATGGGTAGATGAACTACCTTATCAACACGCTATAACCTTGATATGTGAATCTGCACTACCCGAAAAACAATTTCGTGTATGGGAAAAATGGTTTAAAAGACACGAAAATTTTAACTGGGAAATATCTAAAACGCATAAGTCTTTTTATTTTTACAAAAGTAAGTGTTCAGTTGAATACATTAACGAATATTTAGATGCGTAGAATAAAGAAAACCACCTAAGTTAATCATGAACATTTCTAAGTATGTTGAGACGGCTCTTGCAGTTCATGCAGCAGCTAGTGCAATTACTGCACTTACACCTACGCCTAAAGATGACAGCGCTGTTCGTAAGTTGTATCGGATTATTGAATTGCTTGCTCTGGTTACTAGCCGTACTAAGCAACGTTGATTCCCTAGGCAATAATGCACCAGCCAGATTTTGGGCCTTCGACTAACCATCGGGGCTCAAAATTTTTGTAACTGTAGTGTAATTTTTTACCGTTGGTAGAATCATAGGTTCCATAAGTTAGGTTGCAATCGCCCCAGGGATCATGCACCCAGTAGCCATCGGAATTGTATCCGACAATACAAAGCCAATGCCCCCCGCCCTGCGGATTTTTTACATTACCGTAATGAAGAAAACCTGCAGGAACTGGTTTGCCTGCATCAATTTGTTTCTTAATTAGATCGCGGCTGCCATTGGTAATAAATTTAGCATTCACACCGTAGTGTCCTAGGGCAGACAACTGAGCGTGACTAGAAGTACTGTCGCCATAACCGAATACAATCCGAATGTAGTCATTGTCCCCCTTGATAGAACTTGGTTTGAGAAATTTTAGCATCATTGCACAGCTTGAACTGAAGCATGTGCGAGAAGCATCACGGTAGTTATCCCGTTGACTCATGTAGATAACGGGGAGTGGATTTTGTTTTGCAGGTGAGTTACCACCAGGAGTTTGCAATTTCTGGTCCATGATCTGAATTAATTTTGTAGCATAATCTGGATCAGTTGCATACCCTTCTTTCACCAGTAATTCAGCGCATGCATTTCTATTGACTGCCTGATTCACTCCTTTGTATGAACCAAAGTCTTTGTACCAGCGGTTGACTAAGTATTCAACGCAGGCTTGTAAACTTGGGAAATTAATAAACCTATCGTTGATGGTTATCCATTCACCATTGATAAATTCTTTGGTGTCAACACTGGTACCGCTGCCTTTAAGACCAAAGTAATTATGCTTGCCAGATGTTGCAGTACCACCGGCACTTTCTAATTGCCACTGAGCTGCTACAACTTCTGGAAATTTAGCACCAGCTTGCTTTGCTGTTTGTAGTACACCGGCCCAAGTATTTGGAATTTTAACGGAAGGCGTAGTTTTCTTACGATACTTAACAGCAAAAGACTCCAGGATCTCAGGGGGGAGCTGAGTCTGGAGCCAATTCCATGCGTTGATTTGATGCTCAAGTTGCTCGTCAAACTTTGCAGCATCACGTAATTGGATTGTCATGGGCCTAAAGCTTTGATTAAGTTTAGACCCAATCAATTTATCAAAGAACTTCAGGGGTAATTTCAGTTACTTCTTCAGTTTTTTTTGTTTCTTCTGGAGCAAACTCAAGGTTGTCAATAAGATCACCAATCAAATTTGCCGCAAAAGCAATTAAGGTGCCATCACCTGAGGCACGGGCAGAACCAAAGGAGTTGATTGCAGAAACTAGCTCGCTTTTTTTGGGGGCCATGACATTTAATAGTTTTCCAAAAGTATAGCAATAATCTGTGTCTCCAGTACCAAGGCAGCACCTTGAGTCTGCTACCATGAAAAAAGGGACGGTCGTTACCCCGCCCCTTAACCAAAACATCATGGATATGCTAGCACCCCAAGACTCACTTGATGTTCGTGCTTGGAATGGTACCCCAATTTCTCGGCGCACAACTGACGGCTACGTCAACGCCACAGCCATGTGCAAGGCCAACGGTAAACAGTGGAACGACTACTGGCGCACCGAACGTGCGACGGCTTACCGGGAGGCTCTTTGCACCGAAACGGGAATTCCCGTTTCCAGTTTGTGTCTCAGTCTGAAAGGCGGTTCTTATCAGGGCACTTGGGTCCATCCACAAATCGCGGTCGACCTGGCCCGCTGGATCAGTGCGCCGTTCGCGGTGTGGATGGATAGCTGGTTTATAGATGAAGTTAAACGCCAAACAACTACGCCTGCAAGTTCTCAACCACAAATTTCTGGTACAAACGTACTAAATCTTCTCAGAGAATCTGTTGATTTTATTAGGGATCTTGGGTGTTTTGATGATCGGGACAAGCTTTTGTTCTCGGATCTTGCTCGTAATAATGCAATGCGTGTTAATTCTGATTTTCTTCTGCCTCCAGGGGATGAGGAGATGACGATCAGTGATGCGTATATGGAGTTGTTCCAAGGGCGCCTAGAACGCAACAAAGCGAGTATCGTTGGAAAGTTTGTAGCAAACAGCTACAGAAAAGAATTTAATTCAGAGCCTCCTACACGCATTCAATATGTTGATGGTGCTCCAAGAAAAGTGAAAAGTTACAAAAAAAGTTGGTTGTTAGAAACTTTGAAACTGTTTAAAGAATAAAAAATTACCCCCGTCAAGGGGGTTTTTTAATAGCGTTGATTAATAATTGTAGTGAAGTGGACTACAATAATAGAAAAGTAATTGTGGTAATTAACCACCCTGCAGTGCATTAATTTTTGCTTGTAAGTTATCCGTGATAACAGTTAAATCTTGAATTGCGTTTACCAAGACAGGAATTAAGTAGTCAGTGGTAACGCGGAGTTTTTCACCGTTTTCCGTAACATTAGTAATAACTGCATTATTTTTTTCTAATTCAAGAATGTCTTGCGCTTTAAAACCATAACGAACAGGACCATAAGGCTCTTCTGTATCTCTATTTTTTTTAAATTGATATGAGATAGGTTTTAATTGTTTAACAAATTCAAGTCCATGTGGGACAAGTTTTATATTAGTTTTATCTCTAGCATCTGAAAATTGTGTCCAAGGAGTATGTACATAAGCAAAAGCGGTTGCATTAGATCCCATTGAAATAACATTGTTTGTGCTACTTAAAAATCCAAATTCTGGATCCCACGCACCCGCAGCATTCATACCACCAATCTGGATATTGCCACCACCAGTAGTTGTACCGGATCCAGCGTTCATTCCTACAGCAGTGTTGTAATTGCCTGTGGTAAGTCCAGTAAGAGTTTGATAACCAATTGCTGTATTACCAGTACCTGCAGTACAGTTGCGTATTCCAGAAGCGCCGATAGCTGTGTTAAAGTTTCCACTGGTAACGTCTCGGAGTGCATGATAACCAACAGATGTATTGCGCTGACCGTTAGATGTTACGCCAGCACTTCCAACTTGATTTTCAAAACCAATAGCAGTGTTACCTGAGCCTGTTGCATAAAAACAACTATTCATGCCAACTACAACAATACCTGATTTGGTAGTTCCACTAGCAGCTGCTTGGAAACCAACTGCAACATTGTCATGTCCTGCTGTAATACCAGTTAGTGTTGCATCTCCAATAGACGTATTACCTGTACCAGTTGTTACAGCATTAAGCGCTATACGACCAAATGCTACGTTACCGGAATTTTGTGTCGCAGTACCACGGCCGACAGTAACTCCTACACCACTTGCTCCAACAAGGTATAGGGCTCCTGTTGTAGAGAAACTTCCTGCTTGTATAGTTGTGCCTGTAATGAAAACAAAATAACCAGAACCACCACTAATAAAATTACCTGTAACCGTAGCACCAGATACTAAAGTTGTGAAAATACCATTAGTCCCTGTAATATTTGTAAATCTTCCTGCGTCACCTGTAACTACAGTACCTGAAACTTGAGTTGTAAATACCCCATTAGCACCAGTAATATTGGTAAATTGCCCTGCGTTCCCTGTAACAATTGCTCCAGAAACTTGAGTTGTGAATACTCCGCTGACGCCCGTAATGTTACTGAATTGCCCTGCGTTACCGGTGACTATTGCACCTGAAACTTGCGTGGTAAATACACCATTAGCACCAGTAATATTGGTAAATTGCCCTGCGTTCCCCGTAACAATTGCTCCAGAAACTTGAGTTGTGAATACTCCGCTGACACCTGTGATGTTAGAAAATTGTCCCGCATCACCGGTTACAATTGTTCCTGAAACTTGAGTTGTGAATACCCCACTAACACCTGTGATGTTACTAAATTGCCCTGCGTTACCGGTGACTATTGCACCTGAGACTTGAGTAGTAAAAACACCACTAACACCTGTGATGTTACTGAATTGCCCTGCGTTACCGGTGACTATTGCTCCAGAAACTTGAGTTGTGAATACCCCACTAACACCTGTGATGTTAGAAAATTGTCCCGCGTCTCCTGTAACAACTGCACCCGAGACTTGAGTAGTAAAAACACCACTAACACCTGTGATGTTACTAAATTGCCCTGCGTTACCGGTGACTATTGCACCCGAGACTTGAGTAGTAAAAACACCACTGACGCCCGTAATGTTACTGAATTGCCCTGCGTTACCGGTGACTATTGCACCTGAAACTTGCGTGGTAAATACACCATTAATTCCCGTTATACTGGTAAACCTACCTGCATTACCAGTGACTATAGCTCCGGAGACTTGAGTGGTAAATACACCATTTAGGCCAACCACATCAGTAAATTTGCCCGAGGTGCCTGTAACCGTTGCACCACTAACAGTGCCACTTACTACTGCATCTGTTTGAACAACAAGTCCTGAAACAGTAAGCAGTCCCGTAACAGTACCCCCTGCTCCAGGTATAAAAAACGTACTGAGATATTGCGTAAGTCCAGATGTTGTGAGTTTTTTATTTCTAATAGATGGGTCAACTTCAAATACGTGAACAACAGTGAATAGATCTTGCTGAACAAGATCTACCCCTGCAAGTTCTTGTAAATCGCTAATGCGCCTGTTAGCCACGTATTTTACATTGATAGCCTAAATGCATTATAGTGTGTCCGTACTCAATGTCATTTGACTTTGATTTCAATTCTTGGCAAGGTTTTTGCTGCAAAATTCCAGCCAACTTGAATTCCTGTGACAATTCCGCAAGCAATCAAAAAGACGACAATAAGTTCTGCAACCGTTAAGTTGCGTCGAACGTATACGTACTGAGGAGGTGATACTGCTTGTGTACGCTGTTCCAAAGCCATTCGGATAGCTGCCTCCTTAGCCCGCGCTTTCATCTGCTCTACTTGCTCTTGGGTGAAGCCAGGAGGCATTTGAGGAGGCGTCTGAAAAGTTTGGCTTTGTGGGATTTGTTCTTCCATGATCCATGCAGAAATATTTTTTACACACTAGCATTAAAAAAACATTTTTGCCTTATGCAGTACGGAATTAGAAAAGGATTGGAGGATGTTGCTTTTGAATTAAAAGGCATCAGAAATATCTTGGCTTCCATGTGGCATAGTCGATACCAAAATCAAGAAACTGATTTGTTAAACCCAGAAGCTTTTGCGGATGAGTACGTATCTACAGAGGAATGTGCACGACGCTTAAATGTATCGGATCAAACAATTCGTAATTGGATGGCAACTGGAAAAAAGAACAAAGGCAAGGGCTGGATTGAGGGTGTTCACTACATTAATATTTGTCCGGATGAAGAAAAACGTGCAGTAGTTCGTATCCCTTGGAATCATTTGGTCCGTTCTTTTTCTAAAGATAGGCCGCTTGTTGCGTCAGATCTTTACAAACTTAAAAGCTTGTACCAAACTACAACTGAAGGAAAATTAGAATAATGTCTTACCGTTTCCAAGGGATTTGTATTGATTCTGTTACAATTTACAACTATCAAGAAATTTTACCTACATCGTTGGTACTTCAAGTGGAGGATTTTCTTCCGCCTAGTGGTTCTTTTGATAATGTTTGCTTGCGTCGTTACCTGTTAAATATTAAGAACTATGAAGAAGAAGATGCAAATTCCAATATGACCTTGGCAAATCGATTGCGAATTGCTTTTAAAAACATGCAGCCGGACACAATTTGTGGTAAATTCCCCCAAGCGGAACTGCCTTTGAAGCGTCGTCTACGCTGCGTAGCTGAGTATCTTATCCGCTCTGGTGAGTTTGATAAAGTTCGGGATGAAAAAGGCAAGCTCATTAAAAAACGTGGTAACTTGGGCAAACTTGTAGTACTCTATAAACCATTGCCCAAACTTTTAGAATCCCTCGCCAAACAGAATTTATTAGAAAAATGAAAAAACGCGAACAGTTAATTGCATCAGTTATTGGTTCTGACCTGGATCCAACTAAAGCAAAGATGTTGGATGCCACCATCAAATTGATTCTTGGTGACATGGGGCAGCAGTACTTCAAAATGTGGGAGTACGAGGGCCCTGGCGTCATGGTGTTCCAACCTGAAAATAAAGAACGCTCTATGTTCTTCTTGACCTTAAAAGAAATTCATTCTGCACAAGAAGAGTGTGAACGTAGCAATGATGGTGATTTAGCAGAAAGCTTTCGTCGCATTCTTCAAGCAGCGCAAAAAATTGATCCAATTGAAAAAGCTGGATACGTTATTAATGATAAAGATGGAATGCGATATTTTGAAATTAATTACAACCAAGTTTCTGAATCGTAATGGCAATTCATGATGTTCGAAGTAGGAAAGAAGATCTTGAGTTGATTACAAATTATGACCTAACGGCGTCTGCTCACGCGTTGCTAAACGGAATCGAATTAGATGTTGCCAGTTCAAAAATAGCAAATGAATATGTAGAAGCTGAGAAGTTTTTTACACCAATCGATGATGGTTTAAATGCCCAACAATGGTACGGTCGTGTTTATTTGTTTCCTCCAGGGGGCGCTTATTTTCATGATAAAAAAAATGACCGTTGGAAGATGACTAGAGCTTCATCACCAACTTTGGTTTCATCTCATGCTGTTTGGTTTAGAAAACTATATCGTTCATGGTTTAACCGAGAAGTTGAACAAGGTTTGTACTTTACCAACTGTCCGGACATGATTCGGTACGAACAAAAAATCTTTGATTTTCCTGTGTGTATTTTAAAAACAGCGCCAACTTTGGTTAAAAATACCAGTAATGGTATTGACAAACACAAGACGTGCACTTCTTTTTTGGTTTACTTGCCACCCATGGGAGAGTCCGGGAATGCTGTTCAAAAATTCATTGATATTTACAAAGAGAAGGGTCGGATTCTTTGTTAGGTTCTGTAGACTAAAAGACGATTCAAAAGACTGATGAGCATCCTGGCCGATTGGGAAATTAAATACTTGGCTGAAAACCGAGAGATGATCGCTCCTTTTCAAAATCATCTTGTTAGTGAGCGGGATGGAAACAAAATCTTAAGTTATGGACTTAGTTCTTATGGTTATGACATTCGATTGTCACCTAAACAATGTTTAATTTTTGGACGTATTCAAGCAGGTGAATGTGATCCAAAGGAATTCAATCCTGAAATTCTTTGTGAAGCTGAATTATTAGAAGATGAAAAAGGTCAGTATTTCATGCTGCCTCCTTATGGTTATTGTTTGGGTGTTGCTCAGGAACGACTCAAACTTCCTCGTGATGTAACCGTTGTTGCAGTAGGCAAGTCTACTTATGCACGATCTGGAATCTTAGTTAATATCACCCCAGCGGAATCTGGGTGGGAAGGTTATCTAACTTTGGAAATCAGTAACTGTACTGGTTTGTTTAATCGAATTTATGCTGACGAAGGTATTACACAACTGCTGTTCTATCGCGGCAATCCCTGTGAGGTTACTTACCAGGACCGAAAGGGTAAGTATCAAAATCAAGAGAAAGAAATTGTTTTCTCTCAGGTCTAAAACTAAAGACCAAACCCTGTAAATTTACCTGAATAAGGTTGGGGTTTGTTTGCATATTGAGTAGAGCCAGTAGTACCAACCGTATCACCCATGTTGGGCAACACTACGCCTTGAACCTGTGCTGCAGTTCGAGGCGTTTTACCTTCAATAGTGTTTTCATCAATGGCAGCTTTTTGTTTAAATTTACCAGCACTTTTGGCAGCTGCAAAATATTTTGCAACTCTATCTTCATCTTTATTTAAAGATTCAACTGACTCACGATCTTGTTCGTTTACGTTGCGAAGATCTGTTCTGTATTTTTGTTCTGGATGTAAATCAGAAGTATCTGAACTTGATGTTCCAGAGTCGTGTCTGGGGTCATATTCAGGACGCCCTCTCTTGCCAACCCTAGTATCGAAGGGCTCGTCTCTTCTGCCTTGACGAGGGTCGTAAAATCTTGCCATGATAGTATTGTAATTGAGAAAATTTAAAGTGTATATAGACATGCATGGCGCCGCAGGTTTTCTAGATAGTTTTGTTCAAGACGAAGTTAATTGTCGTTGTCTTGACGAAGATGATTTTGGTGCACCTCTCGATAACAAAGAAAATGATGTACCCTTGTATGACATGTACAATCGAGGGTTAGCAGCATGCGAGCAAGGAATGGAGAGGAAGAACTTAGGATTGGAGGGCCAGCGAATGGGAATGACTGGATATATCCCCTCAATGGAGGAGGCACTCGAGAAATACCCAGCGACAGCACCAAAGCCCAAAGCACTCTTGGTACCCCTACCATCAGCGGATCAGATGCCAGTGGAACAACTCCTGTCCAAGCAGCGCCGTGGTTTGCTCCGGTAGAGGATGACGGTTGTAAAGATGGGGTATGCCCAGTTCCATGGGCAAATCAACCATGGTCAACAAAACCCTATCGTCCTGAATTACAGCCTGATTTAGTTAATCATCCGCCGCATTACACCGACGGATCAATCGAATGTATTGACGCAATCGAAGCGCAGCTGACACCAGAAGAGTACCGAGGTTACTTAAAAGGGAATATTGCCAAGTATGCCTGGCGTGAGCGCCATAAAGGCGGGACAGAATCACTGAGGAAGGCACGCTTTTATTTAGATCGTTTGATAATGTTTGACGAAAATTAAAAAGGAATATACTCCTCCTCGTCATCTTCATCATCATCATCATCATCCTCGTCGTCGTACACACATGCGGCGGCGAGGTCAGCTAGTTCGAGATCAGTAGGTACATCAAAACCTAATTTAATATTTTCATCCTCCAAGAGATCTTTGACTGCGTGCCACTCCATTAAGCGTTGGTGATACAGATTTAAAAGCGCAACATAAAGTTGATCCCAGGTCATCTCCTGCGCCTGAAGCTCGGCTTTGCGTACAGCAAACTGAAGCTCTAAAGGCAGTTCAAACTCTCTAGGTTCAGATCCGTTTTCCATCCTTGTTTGCATGGCTTCGATTCAAATATTCTAGAACTAATAGTCGAATACAGAATCTAACTCATCAGAGGGATAGTCGACCCAAGAACCGTCTTCCAGGCGGAACTCATTAGCAAATTGCGACAATATGTATGGGTTGATACCGTTTTCCAACTGTCGTATCGCTCCTACTTGCTTAATGGAACCAGCGTAATTACGGAAACAAGTAAGTAAAATATCGGTGGACGGTTTTAAAAGTGTCTGTGATTCCTTTAAGAATAACTTAACCTCTTCCCGCCTGCGCATCAAAAGCCCGCCAATAGCTTGTTGTTCCTCATCAAAAATCCAACGGCTTATTTCTTCTGCTGCTCCACATAAATCTTCGTGTTCAATGCAATCAATTACACGACTGTACAAAAATGATTCCCACCCTATTGAGTGAATAAATGATATCAACGCTTGCCGCATGCATTCATCTAATTGAAGATTTAACGTTTCAAGCTGGCTATCAATTACATTGATTTCATGAAACAAATATTCAAGCGCTTTGCTTTTACTGCAACACTGTTCTTTTTTTACTGGTAGACCATCTGGATAAAATTGTGTGCCATATCCAAATGTGTAAGGCTCTTGTCCAGTAATTGGGTTTGCATATGCTTTTTCGTTAAACCCTTCATGTTTGCAAATTAAATCGATAGCGTACAAAAAATTAGACATGGGGATAACACTTGCTATCCCCAATCATACACAATGTAATTAACTATCGACCCTGGCCACGGCTTGGTTTGCGTCCATGGTTAGGTTTTGAATGCTTACCATCTCCCTGACGTGAGCGCTTGGGCTTGGATTCAACTGTAAGTGATGTGGTGGACTTTGGTTTTGCCATTGAAATTACCAGTTGTAGTTACACGCCCACCAGCCTGGAGTTAACTTGTCAGTTTTCTCTGAGCAGTTGTGGCGCGATTTAAAGTTAGCACGCCTGCCTTCGTCTTTGTGAGAAAGGTAGTCGTCGTATCCACGCAAACCAAATCGAACAATCCCTTCCCTACCCTTGTCACAAGCCTTTACAACATATTTGTGTTTATCTCCTTTTGGTGCACGCTGTGGCTTATTGCAGGCCATCTTGTCCTTTTGATAGCGATGCGCTGCACTAGCTGCTTTTTTTGCTTTATCTGACATTAAAGCCCTTTAAATAAAGATGTGAATTCACCAAGAACTTGTCTTCCTGTTTTTGAAGAGCTGTTATCTTCTTCATCATCATTTAATTTTAAATCAAAGAAATTCGTATCTTCATCATCTTTGGTAGATTTGCTTGTTGTTTTTGTAACTTCTGTTTCATCTTCACCCAGGAGGCTGCTAACTTTACTGAGATTTTCCCAGGGATCTTTTGAATAAAAACCAGTTACTTCAAGAGGTTTATTCATGGCTGCTTTACTAAGAATTCCTAGTTCTGATGGATCAGTATCTGGGAAGAATTTTTCATAAAACTCATCTTCACTTCCTTTGTAGCCTGCCTTTTGAAATGTTTTATACAACGCATCATCTGTTCTAACTGGCGCATTTTTAAAATCTTCAGGTCTATCAATGTAAGTAATACCTAAAACTTCTTGTGTTGGATCTTTTCTTTTTTCATTTAGGTATTTAATCTTCGATCTGATATCTGCAGCAGTACCACTTCTTATGGTGGAAGTAATATAAGTTTTTAATTCATCAAGAGTTCCTTTCCAGGTATCCATACCAAACTGTTTAAGTGATTCGTCCCAGGTTTTTTTATCATTTGGATCTAATCCTTTTAACATTTCATCGGCAAATTCATCAGGTGTTTTAAATATACCAAAAACAGTCCCCTGTTTTAATGCTTCTCCTTTTAATTGAGGCAGAATATTGTTGTTAATTTCATCTTGAACTTTCCCAGCATTAAGGATATCTTCCGCTGGATCATAGTTTCTGTGTTGGCCTGCAACTTCAAAATGCATGCGTGCAAAAGCATCTTTGTTGTTTACATCAATACCATATCGATACGCTTGGCTTACCCAGTAGGGGTCGCCATTTTTTGCTTTATCCCAATCACTGGCTACGGTTTCCCTTTGGTTTACGTATGAGCCATTTGCTTCTCTTCCTTTATTACCTGTTGGATTAAAATAAAATTCTGCATTAAAACCACGGGGGCCTGTGCTTCCTATTTGATCTAAATACATTTTCGCACGTAAATCAGCAGTTTGTTTTACAGCGTTAAGCATGACTTGAGTTTGGAATGGGTTTTGTTCTTCTTGCCTAACGTCTAAATACTCAACAAATTCATCCATTGATCTTGATTCATCAAAGCGTGGCTTTAAATATTTAGTTATGAAATCATTTGCAAATCCTTTGTCAATTCTTACTTGCTCTTTTGCATCTCCAACAGAATAACCTAATTCAAGATCTTTGTTATATTTTTCTGTTAATGCATTATCAAACCATTGTTGCCAATTATATATAGCGTTGTTGTTTGTTGTTTTTGTTAATCCTTCAATGCCTTTTTCTAATGATTCTTTTTGTTTTTCTCCTGCTGACCCCATCATTGCAAGTGTTCCGCCTATGCCCGAATCACCAAGAAGTGACTCAGATAATGTTTTACCCATGTCCATAATTTCGCCAACACCTGAAAATCCTTTTAACGTTGCTAAAGTACTTTCTTTTGCTTTCTGTTTTTTCATTTCAGTGATTGTATCTTGTAAAACGTTTTGTGATAATGCAGAAAATCGTTTTACATCCACCATGGCTTTATCACCAACTGCTTGATTTAATGCATCTTCTAAGTCAGTGACACCATATCCCATATTTGCGTTGTACCTAAAGCTGATATTTTTATCCTCAGGTCTATCAGATAATCTGAATAAAGCTGCAAATTCATCTGGTTTATTAACATCCAAGTACTTTTCTTTTGCTAACTTGTCCCAGTAAGCGTCTCCATTTATCGCTGCTTCCCACTGAGCATTAATTTCTGGGATGTTAAGCAGGCGATCTGTTTGTGTGCCTGTGTTTATTCCTAGTTGTAAATCACGAGCATTTTGAATATCTGCATCAGTAGGTTTTTCTGTGTAAGCGTCTGCTTGATTTAAAACTTCTGCTTTGTTTCCACGAGCACCTGCTGGTTTTCCTTGGCTTGTATAGTGTTGTAAATAAAACCCACGCTCTCCATAACGTTCTGTAATATCAATGTCATCATTTTGTACTGCAGCTTGCCATTGTTGTACTGCTGCAGGGTTATTTTCTTTGTAATAATCAGACTCAAAAACACCATATGCAGGTCTAGCACCTAAAGCTGGGTCCCATCTTTCTAATTTTTGATCTCTGTAGAAATCTTTAAATCCATCTTTAACTGCATTTTTAACAGCACTTGATGTATTTAATGCATCTAATGCATTTCTTTGATCGATATAACTTCCTTTTTGCGTAGCGTATGCAATTTGTTCTGCTTTGTCATAAGCTTCGTTAGTTTGTTTATTTTGATTTTCAATAACAGCAAGTCTTTTGTTTAATTCAGCATATGCAGCATTTTCTCGTTTATTGTTTTGACTTTCGTTATATGCATTTACAATTGTTTCTGATTGAGCACGACCATGATCATATTTAGCGCTGCCACTTTCTGACCAATCTTCTCCACCAAGCCTGGCTTGGAGATACCCTGCAATATCATCTCTACTTGCTCCTGCTACTTCACTAAACGGAACCCAAACATAACGTGTTTCTGTTGTGTAAAAAGGATTGCCCGAATCATCTGTGTCACCACTACCAAAAATTTCATAAGTAGTACCGTCATCATTAACTGGCCTTATGTGAACCGTATACGGAATATTTACGCCATCAGGAGCGTTTTTATTAGTCGGATAGGTAGCTAGATTTGTTTCTTTTTTGCTACTGTTGAATTTTTTCTTGTTTGAATCATAATAAAACGAAACACTGTCAGCGGCTTGTTGCTCAGCTTTTACAAGATTTAAACCTGCTTGAAATCCTTCCCATTTGGTAATATCCTGATCAACATTGCCCCAGGCAAGACCCGGCTCTGTACTACCACCACCACCTTGGCCTTTACTCATTGAAAATACTAAGGTCTACTTCAACAAGCATATTCTATTGTGTTGTATTTTTGTGCTTGTACTACCAATACATCTTGAGAAACCCACTGATCAATTTTTCGATGTTTAAAAGAACAGTAAAATTCTTGCCGTTTGTACCAGGCCTCCATTGGTTCGCTTGCTTTTGATGTGTTGCAACGACGGCATGCGGGAATTAAATTGTTTCGATTACTAGAACCAGATTTGAAACGTGGAATAATGTGGTCAAGGCTTGTGGCTTCTTCGCCGCAATAACCACATTTACAGTCCCAGGAATCGTAAATAGCTTGTCTAAATCGTTTCTTTGCAAGTTTGGGAGTTAGTTCAAGGAGCAATGCGAGGGGTTCGTGTTCGCAGCTGAACATGCTCAATTTGCAGTTATCTTATTTTAATTTGACTTCACACATTTTCCGCTTAAATGTAAAGATAAAAAAACCGTAAAACCCCCTTGACAAGGTTTGGCGGCCTGATAGGGTAGAGGGACACAAGACTTTCTCAAGTCATGACCAAACAACGTGAGTGGGTTTCCATTCAACAAGCTGAAACTCTTCTAGGCATTGATCGCAAAACCCTCTTCAAATACCGTGACGACGGCACCCTCAAGCTTGGTCCCCACTTCGCTGCTTTCCCTGGCACCTACTCACGCGATAGCTACCGTTGGAACGTTGAAAAGGTTCGGAAGCACTTGAACAAAATGGCAGCTGCCGTTTGATTTCAAAACAAAACTTAAAGCAGTCCCGCTTATGGGGCTGCTTTTTTATGCAGGTCCGATACCACTTGCATACGCTGCCCATGCAGCGCCTAACGCATTTATTGTTGATGTTTCCCCAGTGGTATATGGCAGGTTTACTACATCACCAGGAGAGTACACTGTGGGGCTACCGCTGTAAAAAACTTCACTAAAACCAAATTTACTAGCTTTTAATTGTTCTTCAGACAGTATGTAGCGTGTTTCAATAATTTCACCAAAATCAGCCATGGTTATACAGCGGGTAATTCTCCGGCAGATGGGTTGTAAAACGCACCGGTCTTATCTTGCATTCTAAAGTTTTCTAACCTAATAAACGATGTTGGTACGTTGAGTAATTTCTGCAACATAGGAAGAACTTGGGGCGATTGAAAGTTTTGTGGTGGTACATCCATAAGTGCCATGGCCCGTAATCCATTTGTTCTTTGAATGTGTTCTTTGGTTTCATGAGATTCATGCACTAATCGTTGTTCCCAAGCCGTAAGACTTTCTTCTGTATCTACGGGATAATCAGAAGGCTCTGGCGGCAAAATACCTTCTTCAAAACGTAATGCATAAATGTGTTTGCAGTACCGCATTTCATCAAGTAACGGTGACCAATAATCAGAGAATGAAATAATTTGATTGTTTTTAGCTGTGTAATCAACAAAGGTTGTTGGTCCTTCCGCTCTACGAGCAGCAGAAAAATTCCTTAAATAACGACCGCCAAAATCATTAAACACCCCTGGGTTGTCAATAGATTCTGCAGTCAAGGTTAGGTCTCTATTTGTATTTGCATTTGTCATTGCACGATTATCAACTGAACCGGTTCCTTGATCTGTAATTACTTCATGGCGACCATACTTAAGCAAAGATGGTTTTGTATATGGAAACCGACGTCGTTCTTTGCCATCTAAATTCATCATGAAAGCGTAACTACGCCGACTAAAATCTTGACACGAACAAGCGTAACGTGTTCCAATAGTTAAGTAACGCCCTGCAGTTGGCTTTCTTGTTGCGGGTGTTAAGTAAAGATTGTCGGGACTAGCTTCAAAGGAACTAGTTTTTTGTAGTTTTAAAATTCCGTTATTCCCATCAACGTCAATTAAAATTGCTTGGACAAAGCCATATCTTTTATCTGTTACTGGATTTAATGTATCTTTGGTAATCGGTACACCTTCTGGGACAAGAATACGATCTTCTAGTATTTCACCTAATAAAGGTTTGAGAGCTGGTCCAGAAGGATTTGGTACATATAAAGGCGGTGGTAAAGGATTGACACTACTCCAAGTCCCTGCAAGCTGTACGTACCAGTACTCATCATCTTCTGTTACAGAAGCAATGCTTGCCAGGGTTCCAGTTGAATCCTGTACGTTATCAAACCGAAGAATCGCCCCTACACGGCATCCAGCCCAGTGCACGCCGAATTCTTTGTTTGATGTAGGGAAGCCTTGTACAACCCCCAGGATTAAAGGCTGACGACCTTCCGTTGGTGCTGTGCCATCTGGATATGGTACTTGGTATTGGAACGGGTAAGTTAATGCATGTTGTACACCAACTCCAGCAGAAATTTCATAACCACGACGCCATCGAGTCCATGCTGACTCTCGATCCATTCGTGCAATAGAGTTAGGAACTGAACCTTTAGAAAACTCTGTTGTTACTGGTTGGACTCTTGTGATAGATGGAATATCTTGGGCTCCAAAAGAACCAAAGTTATTTCCTTGTTTAGCCATTAGTTAGAAGAATCCACCTTGAGCAATAACCTGTACTCCGGGAATGTATCCAGAAACGTTTGGACCATCCGGAAAAACACCAACGTAAATACGATCTCCACGCTCCAGGTAAATACCTTTGTTACGTAAGGGTGCAGTAGTGCCTAACCCGTTTGTGTTTCCTGCAGAAGCCATTGGATAAGCAATTTGAGGAAGCAAGTCAGAGCAATCAACTATCCCACTGTTGGCTGGGATTGTTTTTGCAAACAAAAGATTATAGTCACCAGATCCAGGGATTGGTGTTGTAGTGTTACGAGTCTGGTAGAAAACAAAAGTTGCGGCTGGTTGGTAACCGTAGGCAATACCTTGCCAGAAAAAACCAGTTGCAGTAAGTCCTGAGTAATTTAAAGCACCGAGTTTACCTGTGGTGGTAGTTCCTGTGTATGTGTAGTAACCAACGCCACTGGCAAAGCCATTGTTCATAGCACCTGTGGTAGAAACATACACGATCTGTCCGCTTGACAAGGAAACAGGATTGCCGGAAGTAGTGATATCTAAAGTAAAATCTGGAGCCCGATAAAAATCGTTACGGACAATAGTAATCGAATCAACTACACCACCAGAATTATTATCTTCACTTAAAGTTGCGTCCATGTCTACCAAGATGGACGGAGCTTGGCCACCCTGTACAAACAACGTGCTTGCGCCTGCGCTGCCAACAACCTGTGTCGTTACTCGCACCGTGTCAAATAACGGGCGATCCGAAAATACTGGCTGCTTATTGGTTGAGGTGGATGCCACGCTTCTTACATCGACTTTTCATTAATTATAACTGCTGTTCTACTGTGAAGCAAATTGATTAAATGCTAAAAAATCTGGGGGCAAATTCATTTTAGATGCGACCATAGCATCTGGATTATTTTGCCAATTCAAAAAATCTTGAAAAGAAGTACCTTCGTTTGCAGTTGATTTAAACGCAGGCCTGTTCCATTTTTTGTTTGCTTCATATGCAATGGTTGCCATTGGATTTAATGACGCTGTTTCATAAGAAGCCCTACGCAACTCTCCTGGTAAGTTGCCGCTTTCAATGTAGTCAGCAAAACGTGCCATTATGCAAAAAGATCAAGGTAATCACTAGGCATGGCATCAGCCATGGCAAGGTTGCTATCCATTAACAACCCAGTTGAACTGCGTTGTTGCATAACAGCTGGTATAACTTGTTTTAATACTTGTTGTAATAAAGAATTTCCTAGGTTGTTACCTTTTTCAACAGCTTGTGTTATTGCGGGCGGAGGAGGTGGTCCCAGGTTACCCAACTGTCCATAAGCCATTCTTGCTGCTTTAAAACGATTTTCATCTTTAGGAACACCAGCTCTTTCGTAATCACGCCTGAAAACTAAAGCGGCTTGTTCCGGTGATACTGCACCACGTAATGAGGCAAGTGAGTTTTTTTCCGTGCCTTGTAACTCATGGACTAAAAATTGTGCCTGCAAATTTGGATCACCGGGATCCATTTTTTTTTGCTTAGCATAATTTACAAGATTGGTTTGCCTTGGACCAGTCCATTGCAAAAAACCATAGCCACCTTTCCCAAGTGGGTTGCCAACTACACCGCCTTCATTAACTCGTGTATTAAAACCAGATTCCTGGAACCCGTTACCCAAGATACCAGCTATCTGTCCATTGCTCAACGCAAGGTTGTTTCTTAAGGCCCTAGCAAAAATAGCGGCGTTTGGATTTAGTTCCATTAGTTTTCTATCCTTCTGCTCCTACCCAGTTTGATTCAGCTTTGAGACCAGGGGTAAATACTGTTTGAGAAACCAGGAACAGACTTACGGCTGTAGCAAGACGCTTGACAAACTTAGGGCAAAGAATCATTGGTTTAATGCAACAACACTGGCTTCCGTGAATACAAAGGTATTCGTTATCCAGTTGGTGGACTTACCTGCTGAGCAGTGCCAAGTGTTTTCAGTCTAACAAATGTTTATTTAATCCTTTGATTGTAAGCTTGTGCAATAAGCTGACGCTGCTTTTCATCAATGATACCAGCAGATGGAGCGTATGCCTGAACAGGATCGGTTAAGTAATCCGTAACGTTTTTAGGCAAAGGTTGATTAAATACTCCCGAAGCTACAGAAGATTGCAAAGCTGACGTGTCAAGTCCAGGGATGTTAAGCGGCGTGGTAAAAGCTTGTCCAATATCTCCTGGCATTGTACTTGTATCGACAGCAGGGGCAGTAAAGCTGGTTTGTGCCGAGTACTGAGGCATTACTCCTTTCAATGGACTTAAGTTTTGGAACGCTGTTAAAACATCGGAATACCCAGTAGCACCGGGTTTTAATTTTCTTGCTAAATCAGGGTTTGTTTGTGCCCAAATCTGCATGCCAATTTTTTCCCTTTCATCACCTTTAGCTGCATTGTATTGCTTGCTTAGTTCAGCAATCTGATATTTTTTGAATAAAGGGTCTTGTTCTGTTAATTGAGCAATTCTTGATTTTTCTGCTTCATACTCACGCTTTCCTGCAGGAGTTGTATCTGTTGTGGTTGTAGTTACTGTAGGTTGTGCTGTACTCATTCCTTCCGGACGTTTGGGAAGGTTAAATCTTTCTGAATACAAATAAGATTTTGGATTTAAAAAGTTGCGATACGCCTGTTGTAGTCCGGGATTTTTAATGCCAGGTTGAAATATATTTCCAATGGCTTCTGTAAAGCCATAATCAACAGTACCTGGGATACGTCCTTGCACTGGTGTATTAGGAACAAAAAACTTTTTAGGGGTAGCCATTACCTACAAACTCCTCTTAAGAAAATACGGGAACCAACAGCTGTGTCGGCAGGTCCAGGTAAAGCCTGGATGAATTCAGCACCTGAACGTTCGTAACGATAGCGAGCCTGAAAAGGATCTTTATAGTTAGGTACGTACAAGATACCAGCAAGGCGATTGGTTTCGTAGAGATAAATCTCATCCCAAACCTTTAACGCTTCTTTGGCATTACTTGATCTAATTGTACGATCAACATCCCCTGCAATACTTTCTAAACGTGTGGAAGGCGAAGTTGCGACTTCGGTTTTTCGTTCAGCCGTATCACAGCGTCCAATTTGAATGACAATCTTATCGTAAAAATAAGAGTCTGGTACTGTGTTAAGAGATTCTTCTAGACGTGAATAATCACCAGCAGGTACTGATACAACAAAGTAACCTAGGTGATACCTAACCCTGCTCTTGTCGAAGTCAGATAATTGCACTTCTAAAACTCTTCGTTATTTGATTATAAAGCAACAAAATCAGCGGGATTGTCTTTGTAGTTGAGACTGTAGTTCTTTAATTTTCTTATCTCTAGAATCTTCAATACCAAGTTGATTGGATACTAGACCACCTGCCGCTAGTCCACCCATTATGCCAATTTCATCACCTAGAAATCTACCTACGGCGCGGCCAACATTTTCTCCCGTAACTGGTACGGTGGGTTGTAATAAAGAATCAAAGACGTCACTAAGTGCTTTATCTGTACCAGGGACTTTTATTTCTTTTGCTTCTTGATGTTTTGCCATTCTGGCAATGTTTTCATCCATGCGATTAGCAGCGTTTGAGGCGACTGCCTGCTCAGTTTTTCTATAAGGAGAAGTAGCGTGATGTACGAGAGTATGCCGTTGTTCTTCAGACAAACCTGACCACATTTCTGCTGCAGCTGCGGCTTTACGTCCTGCTTTAACATCTGGAATATATTGGATAAACTCATCTGCTGTAACTCCATATTTTTGTGCGAATTGATTAGGATTGATTAAGGCTTCCTCTAGCATTGCAGAAGAAGTTTCATTAATCAACGATTCTTGAACAGCAAGTTTCATTGCTCTTCCTTGTTGCTTTGCCCCCTCAACACTAGATTCTGAACCTGTTAATCTAACTAATGCAGCAATTGGACTGTTTTGATTTTTTAACGGATTTGGATTAATACGTTTTCCTATTGCCGCACCTATCTTGCGACCTGCCATACCAACTCCAATTCCACCTGCTATGGCGCCTACTGTTTTTAAAGCTATTTCTTCAGGGGGAGTATCTGTTCCAATTTGAGCGCCACCTGCCATCCCGCCGCCCATTACACCTTCTACTACCTCTTCTCCTACTGGAGTTTGCAAAAACTCAAGTAACCTGTTTTGCGTGCCTGCTAATTTCATTATCCTAATACCTTAGAGGGGTCGAGAAGAGCTTCTTCGTACGGATTGACCGCACCAAGTAAATTTGCAGGTTGAGGTTGAAGACGTTTTTGTAATGCTTGTGCCATAACATTACCGATCAATTGATCTTTTAAACTTACTTCTTTTTGCTTTTGATTTAAATTAAACAACTGTTCAAGTAAGCTATTTGCTGCATTCTCAGCTGATGTGCTTTGCTGTTGAGGTGCAGCACCTGGCATAACATCAGTTAGCTTATCTTCTGGTGTTTTGTAACGTCCTGTTGCAATCCACTGCATCATTTCGGGAGTTGTGTTAACAGGTCCCTTTAGTGCCAAGTGAGTATGTGTACTATGCCCTGCATCTCCTGGGCCCAGTACTTCAGTAAATAAACCTGTTTGTTTTGCGCGATATTTCAACTCACCAGTGAGGTCTTGCCAGGATCGCTTGGGTCCTCCTGCATATGCAGCAGACATATCTGCTCCTTGACGTGTTACATCAATGGCATTACCCGAGTAGTGATGAGAGCCAGGGGCGTGTTTACCTACACGACCTGTTCCAAAAGCGGGGTTTTCACCTACGGTCCAACCATACTTTTGAAGTTGTCTACCAATATCAGTAATATATACAGCCATATGTTTTTATTTTTTTATTTTAGTACAAAAAAACCCCAAAAATTTGGGGTTTATAACGGAGATAAGGGCTAGACGCGAATTAAATTAGCAGCTAAAACAGAATCCCAATCAACACGTTTAACTTGTTTAAGTTGCTCCAGATTGTGGAACCTTTCACCCGATAAGGACATTTGAAGGTCTTTAATCTCTCGCGCAGTTTTAAGGCCGATACCTTTAATGTGATCCGCAATCATTTGCGGGGTAGCGCCATTGATGTTTAAACGTGTGTCAGGAGGAAATTTCCTCGGTTCTTCTTTGGCTGCTTTATCTTTAACTTGTAAAGTTGTTACTTTTTTTGTAGCAACTTCATCAGGAATCAATTCAGTTTTATAAGCGGTAAAAATACGGCCGTCTTGGTCTTCAACCATGAACCATTCGCCGTGATCATACTCGCTAATAACCTTGAGTCGAGCACCTGTTTTTTTGTGTTGATAAAGCATAGGACCAGAAAGATTCACTAACTGGTCCTAGTTTAGCTTAATCAGCTAACAGTGCGGTTGTTTAGATATGCGTCAATATCTTCGTATTGAGGCGCGTCATCGGGACGGATGTAGCACACTTCCACAACCAGATAACCAACGCGACCAGCAGCAACGTCCGCATCCGAGATATAAATACCACCAGAGAGGGTGGCATCATTGGCAGCACCCTTGGCAAGAACACCAAGAGTAACGGCGCCAGACACAGGGAAGTAGGCGATAGTACCTGAGCCAACACCAGTAATAGAGGGAAGGCCAGTGCTAGTGATGAAAGGATTGGTACCAAAACCTTGTGTACCACCAGAGAAATAAATCTTATTGGCGGCATCACCAGAGACCGTGGAGACCATGTTGGCCTGAATCGCGCCTTCAGCAACTCCAGAAAAAGCAACACCGGTTACAACGGTTGGAGTACCGATGTTACGACCAAAGGAGATAATGTTACCGGTAGAAGCGTACACACCAGAAGCAGCGCGGCCATCCCAACCAGAAGCCACTGAAATTGCAGTGCGATACACATACGAAGTTTGAGTGGCGCTACCAGAGATCACCATGCCGGTGATGTCAGTGCGGGTATCGTCCTGCCGATAAGGCGAAGGGATGATCACTTGCATAAACTGACCGCTGGTAGCAGCAGAGCCAGAAGCCCAGGAAACGGGGACGTAACCACGTTGCTGGAAGTAACGGTAACCAGGAAGGGCCAGCACCGAAGTAGGGCCACCCACCGTGGAATCATTAACACTATTGACAGGGTTGGCGTCAATATTTTTGTACCAACCGTTTAAAGCATTCACCCAGTTGCCTGGGTAAATTTTCTTTGCAGATAAGTAAGTCATTTATTTTTCCTTAAAGTTTAAACAATTGTAAGCGTACCGTCATCTTGGACAAAGCTGTAAGCAGTAGTTACGAAATCTTTATTCAGGATTTCAAAACCAGCATACAGTTGCCAGATTAAGATGATAAAACGGCTAAAGTCGTCATTGTTGTTAATGAGAACTTGAGCGTTGGGGCCACCGATACCCACGCCAACTGCTTGAGGACCAAAGAAGAAACCTTGTGCAACTTCAGAGCGGGCGTCGGTGAAGAAAGTACTACCGTTGTCAAAAGAAACAGTAACGTTTTTGGTAGGGAAGTTAGTCGACTCGAAGAACTTAACACCTTCAAACTGAACGCCAGTAGGCATAACAGGTTCGCCAGCAAGGAAATAACCTTGTCCAGCTTGAGGACCCATGTAGAAGCTGGCGTTGTTAGGCATCATGGGGTTGCCCATGTACATGCCTTGACCAGGGTTACCAGAGTAACGAGCGATCTCACGGAAGTCGGGGTCACGACGCAAGTGCATCATGAACGTAGGATCGCAAATACAACGATACAGACCATCAGCATAGGTCGGTACGTTGCGCTTACGTAAATCCTTAACAACGGTCAGCAAGTCAGTACGAACTTGAAACTGTTGCAGTTGGTTGCCGTACTCAGTACTGGTGTATGTGATGCGACCAGAAGAGTCCTTGGTTTTGTTACCAGGGAAGTAGTAACCACCTTGAGTAGTAGAGGCTTGACCGTTAGCTTCTGCTTTGGCAAGTTCGTCAATAAAGACGCGGTCACGCCACCGACGATAGTCATCGAGTAGGGTCAAGCTGCCGATAGACTGGTGGAACATGTTCAGGTTGCCGCTGTCAAGCAGCATGCGCTGAGCAGTGATCAGAGTCTCACGAGCAATCTTGAAGGTCGAAGCTTGGGTGGGATCACCGGGGTCTGCAGGGCCAGTGTACTCCTTAAGCACCACAAGGACTTTCTCCTTGGTGATGTTACGGCTGCTAGAACTACCAATGGTTTGGTCAGCAATACGCTCGCGGCTGTCCTTGGTACCGGGGGTTCCCCAAAACTTGTAGCGATCCAGCTGAACGGTTTGACCGGGCTGGCGAGTAAAGTCATGTACAACCACAGGCTCAACTGCCATCTCGGCAATGTAAGCAGGGTGGGGACGATAGAGTTCGGCCCCTAGAATTTTTGGAAAGTCGTTATCAATAAACACTTTGGTTTATCCTCCAGAGTCTCGGGAATTTTTTTATCGGGTGAAAGATTCAGACATTAACATGTCTTATCTAACACAAATTTTAGCAGTCCGTAATTTTTCTTTAAGCGTATGAAGAAGACGGATAAGAAACAGTTGTTGCCTTTGTACGGGCACCAGCTGAATTACTGGAACCATAACTTTCAGGATCTACGTACTGGCTTTGTTGAAAACCAGGTACACCCATTGCTTCAAGTCCGCCACCAGCAGCAAGACCACCTAAACCAGCAAGAGCTGCAGAAGTAGGCGTAGATCCTGCTGCTAAAACTTTACTAATGTTTCGTGGTGTAATACGCTCAGCAACATTACCTGCGGCACCAGAAAGACCTAATAATGCGTCTGAGACGCGATCATTTTTGGCGTTGTAACTTGCCCCAGATAACTTGTCTTCTACTCGACCAAGAAGACGTTGACTGCCTTGTGCAAGTGAAGGCCCATATTTACCAGCTAAACGAAGGCCACCATATGCACCAGCGCCACCAGCAACTCCAGCTAATCCAGCAGTTCCTGGATCCTCACCTTGTGAAAGGGCATAGCCGCCGGTAGCTAAACCAGCGGCGGCGGGAACACCATATCTAAGAAGTGGACGCATGGCCTCACTCCATCACAAACAGTTTGTTTGCAACAGTACCAGGTTGTGCTTGATTCAGCATACGCCAAGCGTTCTGGGGATCACGAGCCATTGCTTCGTTGAAGCCGCCCCAGAAATTCTCAGGTTGCTGAGGAGCAGCAGCTGCAGGAGGTGCGGGGAACTGACCATAAGGTGACATACCAACTTGCTCAGTGGGATAACCACGGGTTTCAAGTTGATTTTCGTTTTCGTACACGGGGTACGGACCTTCGGGACCAAAGAACTTCAGCGTGTAATCGCTGAGAACATCAGGGTTGGTCAAGATTTCGTTGTAAGCCAGGTTCTCCTGGTGCTCGTTAACAGCAAAGTTGGCATAACCAACGATGTTATTTGCGGCGCGGTTTCCCCACTGGACGGCGCTGTCCAGCATTCCTTCCAGTTGGAGGGCGTAGTTGTTCAGAATTGCCGGAGCTTCGATCCCGAACGCCTCGAACACCATCCGGCTTTCTTGACTCAGGTTGTAGTAATCGGCTACTGCCTGGTTCACTTCCTCGTGGGCTTGATTCGCCGAGGATCCCGTCAAGTAAGTTGGGGAAGAGTTGGGCGAGTATGCCTGGTTGAGATACGAGGTCGGCATCCCCGATTGTGGCATACCCTGGTTTTGGGGCATTCCATAGTTGGCCGGGGTATACGCTGTCGTCGGCGCTGACGGTTGACCCTGGAACGGGGATTGAACTGGTGCGCTCAATAGGTTCACCACCTTGTTGAACGCCGACTCCCAGGGGTTGCCCACTGACTCCGTCCCCGGTTGGTATTGGGGGGCGTACTGAGTAGGGGCGGATTGGTAGCTGGGGGCTGCCTGAGGTACCGCTTGGGGGTAGCTCGTACCCACTTGATAAGCCTGCGGTGCTGCCTGGTAGCTGACCGGTGCTGCTTGTGGTGCTGCCACCACGTAGCTGCTCGGCGCGACGGCTGCTGGTGCTTGGCTCGTCTGTGGGATCGATTGGACGGTAGCGTCCTGCATAACTCATCTCCTTTTGTAAAGCTTCTAGGGTTCGATACAGATATGGAGTTAAATCCAATCTCGGATCCGCAGCCATCGGAACATCCGGTGATTGCGGGTGGGGAGTTTGCATCATTCCCCCCACTAGGCCAGCAAATGCTTTGTATGCACTCTGCAATTCACCGACCATCCTGAATGGGAAGCCAGATAGCATCCCTGCCCTTTCTTCATCCGTTTTAGACGGGAAGAGGTATTTCAGTGCTTCAATGCTATCAACACCTAATTCTTGTAAGTTTCTTACAACAATTGAATTGTTAAGAACATCTTGCGTAGAATCTTCGTATACAGGGCCAAGCCAACGCCATAATACCGTAACATCACCGTCTGGGATTAAACCTAAAACACCAGGTGGTACTTGTTGAGTCTGAAGACACGCCATCATTAAATTTTTAACTTGATCTTCAAACGCTTTCATTGCGTCTTCGTACATCCCCATTTCTTCCTGTGTCGCTTCTTCTGGTAACTCAAGAGGTTTCTCAATACCTGCAGCAGCCGCCAATGTTTGACGGAACATTCGTTCCTCTTGATAAATAATTAACTCTAAACATCTGCAAATACCATACGTGTAAATTGCAGTTGCTTTTTTCTTAGACGTTGCTGAAACACGACCAAATAACGATTTATATTCAGTTGCAGTTACACCAGCTGAAATTGACAGTTCATCTACACCGCCAAGAGCAGTTCTAATTTCTTCGCGATATTGGCGAGCAAAATTATTCTGATCTCCTGTAATTGCATCAGGAACAATGTAACCAACACGATCATTAGGTTCTAGGTTGGCGATAACCCGTGGCACACGTATCTGTCCATCGACGCCACGACTGAGGGGATCTTGTTTAAACGTTGATCGGCTCAGCGCACCCATGCTGCCAAAACCTGAGTTGGCTGCAATAGATGGTCGCTGTACGACAGTGTCCCCACCAGCTTCCATTAAATCTGTTTTTGGACGTGAGGAAAGCAGTGTGGGATTACCAAAAAACTGAACGTTTTTACGCATTGTCCGAACTATTTCATCATGCGTGCAAATGTGATTTGCTAAAGCATCAAATTCTCCAACGCCTTCAGTTGAGAAGCCTTTGGGATTGTTAAAGATTTCAACGCAGGGAATAAAACCTAATGAGTTTTTAAATGTTTTTGTTTTTCCAGGGACAGCTTGATAGGTTGTATCAAAAGAAATTTCACCTTCTGAATGAGTTTCTTCGATTGTTTTGCGTTTAATCGAAAGCCTGATATATCTTTTTGCACCAGGGTTTCCCATGGTTGCTGGCCCTGATAAACTGTTAACATCAATGTCCTGCTGGTAGCCAAAACCACGACGTACCTTATAGCTATAGATGATTACAACTTCATCTAGCTCGCCGTCAATATTGTAAAAAGTACGATACTCGTGCTTACGAAAATAGTAAAGACGGTAATTGTTTTGAGTTGGGCGAATATAAAAAAGACCTTGGCCATCAGAAAGGAAATAGTCCCAGATTGAATCTAAGCGTGTGTCGAGTTGATTGTATTTAATTACACGGTCGAGAAAATCTTTACGTTGGTTTCCAAAATTATCTTGACTCGGGAAAAATTCAACACCTTGACGAATACCAAATAAACGCATCTGAGCTAAATGCGCAGCCACGATTCCCGTGTCAATTGATACCCCACCGTCTTTGTCGAGATAGGAATCAACAATTTCTTTTAACCGGGAGGCAGCATCAACGGCCATTAACTATTGCCCTTTTTATCTTTATTGATCTTAGCAGATTTCTTTTCTTTCATCGGTCATCAATAAATAGCTGCTTTTACCATGCCACCAGGAATTTGTTGTCCGTACTGAGGGCCTGCATACAAACCTTGATTACCCATTGCAATTGCACCTGCATTACCCATGGGTACTTGACCATTTGTAGATGCCAGTGGAAGTTGTGGGCCACCGGGTTTTACATTGCGATAAATGTTGTCAATTGCTGGTGCCGATTGTGGATCCCACTGCTTCAACTCTTCAATTTGACCTGGCGTCATGCCACGGATCCCACGTTGTGGAACAACAAACTGTGGTCCAAAAGGATTACCTGCTAATGCGCCGGGAGCTGTACGACTCATACCAGCTTCATTTCCTAAAAATCCTCCGTAAATACTAGCCATTTTCAATCTGTTACTTATGTGTTTATTTTACTCCTCTAATACCACATACCCAGTAGGATCGTTTATTTTGGTCAAGATGATTCCTTCTCCTTTTACGTCCCAATTCAATACATCTCCTTCTTGCCAACCCAGGTCTTCCATCACCTCCTCTGGAAGATTTATAAACTGATCTCCGTTCTCGTCCTCCTGGACTTCTAGGATGTAACTTCTCATTTGGTCAAAATCTTTTCTATAAGCTTATCAAGCTTATTGTTAATCTGCTGAAAATTATCGTGCATGTTTTGAATCTCTCTAAGAAAATCAACTTTTAAAACGTATTCTAAAGGCATCCGATTAATTTGTTGCTCCAGGGAATCCACGCGATTTTCTTGCGAATGTAACGATTCGTTAAGGGTTTTTAACCGTTCGTGCGTTCGGCTTAGGATTTTGTTTGCCACCCAGGAACCACCTGTGACAGCTGACACAACTGCGGTAATTGCAATTGTTAAATATTCAGGTCCCACAGCTATGAAGTCTTTCTCCTTATTTTAAACCTAATAATCAAGATGAAGATTACCCTTTCTTGCTAATCCGGTAACCAACCAAACCAACGCATCCACACAATCATCATGACCACTTACGCCGAAATTCGTGAGTTCCTCGAAGAGATTTGTGAAGTTCCTGAAACGGTTAAAGATAATTTTTCGATCTTCAAACATTCCCATGATTCCCCGGAACCGTGCCAACTTGTCTGCACGGAACCCTTTGACGGGATGCCAAATCAAGTTGTAGAGACCTTCGTTATTAAGGCAAACACGCTTGAAGTCTGCTTCTAGAGAAGCCTGATACTGCACGGCTTCAGACCAAATGTCACACGTGGAGTAAGTAGGGAAGTAATTACCACCTTCATCGCAACCAAGAATTGACCAATCATTGAGAAGCTCTTTCATCACATCGAGTTTTTCAAGATTGCCCATTACCCTGATCCGTCTGTAATCAATGATGTGAATGCGGTCATCAATCCGTCCACCTAAAATCATGACGGTGTAATCATTCTTTTCTTTAATACCTGCAGACAAGTCAACGCCAACACCTAGGGCATCAAACTCTGTTGAAATTTCAGCCTTGACAATAAGTTCTGGCGCCAATGAAAGTTCGTTTTGTCTAACAATTTGATTCATGTATTGAAACGAAAAAGCAATAGGAGCTTGTCGTTTCTTTTCTTTTAGGTAATCCAGTGACCACATATCAGGCCAGTAAGATTCTTCCTCTCCTGTTTTGGGATTATTTTGAATAGCCGAAAGAACAATTTGTGTCCAGTTGTTTTGTTCATTGAAGGTTGTTGCATGAATGTCATCATGTCTAAACCGTGTACCAAGGCAGATAGCCCTGGCTCCTTCAAACATCGTTGGTGCAATCACAGCATTCCAGTTATCCTGCATCATTTTTCTGATGTCAGGGTTTGCAATGTCAGCGGCAGACTTAATAGCGTCATCAATCATTACCAGATGAGAACGCTTGGAAGTCACCGAACCTTTAAGGCCAGCTGCGCAAAGCGTAAATTGTTCATCACCGGTTACGTCAATTCCAGCAAACTTGTGATCGATAGACCAATACTCATTACTAGTAACGTTTTTAAGAAGACGAACTTTAGGGAATACTTCTTGATAACGTTTGCTTTCAATGATTCGTTTAATGGTTGCTGATTTAGAACGTGCAATATCAACAGTGTATGAAAGATAAAGAATTTGCAAAGGAAGCTTGGCTTCCGTGTGGATCCCAATAGCCCAAGCTGTTAAAAGTCCCAAGACCGTGCTTTTTGCTGAGCCACGGGGGGCCAATAGATCTACGTTGGGGCCAGCAATTTTAATTAGGCAACTACTGTCTTCATTCGTTACAAAGTGACGATGCCAATTTTGATGGTGTTCAGCCGGGGGTTTATCAGCTACGTACTCACAAAAATACCCAAACTCTTCCCTGGCACGTTCCAAGAGATGTGCATTAACCGGTGCCTTGACCTTGAAATTCTTAGACGCCGCACGCGCATTACGCCGATAAGCAAGGTGCTGATAAGAAGGCACGGGTACTATTCAGACTATTACTGAATAATATCCTACTTCTTTTCTTTACCTTTACGCTTCTGCTCTTGATATTTGCGTGCTTTTTCCAGGGCTGCTTTACGCTTTTCTTTATCACTCATCTCAGAGCCATCTTCATTCTTGGCTTCTTTTTTCTTAAGATACTCAAGAAACTGAGGAGGCATTTTTTTCTTAGTCATTAAAATCTCCGTTGGGTTTGTCTTTCGATCTCTGTACCCCTACGCTCAACATCTCGCTGTTGTTGGTAAGTATTTTGTCGTTGTTGCCTCATGTCTGCTTCAATTCGTCTACGTTCTGAGTCTGCATCACGACGTACTTGGTTTGAATTATTTGTCATATCCCTACGTGTTTTTTCATTCTGCCTATTAATTGCAGAAGAATTAGGATTGACGCCACCAGGGCCGTTATTACCAGGTCTTACTCCACCCATGATTAAGCTCCCTTACCTTTGGTTGACCTTCTTGAAAATCTACTGGGGCTAGTTGGCATTCCTTGCGCACTAGGATTATTTGAATTCCTTGTTAAAGATCCAAGGGAACTTAATTGTTGCCTTGATTGCGGAGCATTATTCAATGCGTTTTGAGAATACATGGCATTTTGATTGTCCATTTCACGCTGTGCAGCTGCTTGCTGCTCACGTTGCGTATTTATAGCACGTTGATAATTTTCTTCTTCTTGTTGAAAACGAACTTGTGCGGGGTCTACTCTGCTTTCATCCCGTTGAGGTTCTGTATAACGTGGTGCTTCCTGTTGTACGACAGGCTGAGGGGCTGCTACACTTTCTTCCCTCGCTGGTGGACTATAAGAACCACCTCCTCCTCTACCGCTATTTGGTCTGGCTCCGCCCATGATTAAAATTTATTCCTGTCTTAATTTTAAACTAATTACTCTTCTAATTGCATGCGGGCCCACACACTCATTGATGCTTCTTCCAGGGGACCTTCAATTGGATCGTCTTTAAAAATAAACATCAACTCACGAATAGCCCTATCAGCACCGGCCATTAATAAACCCTTGCGATCTTTGGTAGAAGTAAATTGCTCAACCTGGGCAATTGTTCCACGAAGTTCTTTTTGCATTGAAGCAACACGTGCAACACCTGCGTCACGTTTAACCGTTCCTGTTTCTACATCTGCGCGTAACTTACGAATATCTTCCTGCATTTCATCAATCTCGTACAGAAGAGTTTTACGATGATCAGGTTTTTTGTAATTGTCTTTTACCCAAAGATCACACGCAACAATACTTCCTTGATAACCAAGGAACCTAGCGTATAGAAAAATTTCAATTACCGAATAGTTTTCTGAGGAAAAAGAACAAAATGATTCCTGGGTCGATGCATTTAAGTTGTCAACCCAAGTATCAAAAACCTCAATATCGATAAGCTCGTTGGGCCTGGTAGTAATCTCGCTCTTCGTCTTTGCGTTTAAACGTATCTTGTTGCTCTGTGCTTGCCCGAGCCTCTTCTCCTTGCTTACCAATGGTTTCACGCTCTTGTCCGGCTGCATAACCTACCTTCTTGTTGCTGGTGTCAGATGAAAGATCTTGCCAAATCTTAGCGCCTTTAGCAGCTTCTCTTGCTTTATTCTCATCGAACAATATAGACCCGTAGTCTATATCTTTATCTGATGGATCTGCAATATCAAAAACACCGCTTGTGGTAGTTGCCATTTTATTTATTGTTCATTAGAAGAGTCTACTGCATTATTTTTCTTTTTTTCAGCTTGCTGTTTTGCGTAATCGTATGCAACAGAAACCGCCTGACGATAGGAATCCAAATCTTTTTGATTTGAATTCTGTTTATTGTTGTCGGCGGTTTGCATGTTTTATTAAACTAAACAAATAAATGTTTAGTAGCTGCCAGGGCGCTGTGCACGATCAGCACCGTAGCTGCCGGGACGCTGCTCCCTGCTAGAAGCATAACGACTTTTTTGTGCAGTACCTTTCAGTTTTGAAAGAAGCCCTTCAAAACGCTGGGTATCAAAATTACCAGTAGAAGGTGTGACCATTTTATTGTTTGATGAAAAACTAGAAGTTGTTCATCATGCTGGCAAGACCCTGTGAATAGATATCACGGCGGCCTTCTAAAGATTTTTGACGTTGTTGACGACCCTTGGAAGCTTCGAGGCGGCTGAGCAGCTCCTCAAACTTATTAACGTCAAAATAGTCGTCGTTAGGTGCGGTTCCTGTCATGGTTAAAAATTTAACTAAAATAATTATAGCAAGTTAATTTTAAAAGTTAAAACTTCCAACAAGACTATTATAAATCGAACCTTGCGATTGAACCTTGGCAAGTTCCTTAGCCCCTTCATTTTTTAACTTCTGTGTTTCTTTATCAATCTCACCTTGAAGATTGGTTAGGCCAGCACTGTACAGATATTGACGGGTGTCTTTAACGCCTTGAAGACCTTGCTGAAGTTCTTCAATACTCCTGCCCTGGCTAAAGTACTTTGCATAATCAGGTTGAGTAACCCCTGTTTTCTTTTCAAGACCTGCTTGATCTGAATAAGAAGGTAAGAGCGATGGGTCAAAATTAAATTTACGGGCTTTTGTAACTTTTGTTTTCTTTTCCCCAGTGGTAGCATCTGTGTACTCCTCAGTTCTGGCTTCAACGGAAGAACCAAATTGAGTATCAAAATAGTTGTCAAGATAGTTGTCGTTATATTTCTTGGTGTACTCAGGAGCTTTGTACAGAGCATTACGAAGATCGTCGTTGCTTGTGTAGTACTGTTGATCAAATTTTTGAAGCTGAGAAGTCTTTTCTTCTTCTGTAGGTGCACGACCAAGAATTTCTTGGTACGCCGAATCAATTGAAGTTTTCCTTCTGCCAGGCAGTAACTCTTGTGTATAAATATTTGTAAGGTTTGTGACGTCCGCTTCTGGCGGCGTCATATCATACTTACTTGCGTAATCACGAAGCTGTTGAGAAGCTTCTCCATAACCAAGTAAGCCTTGACGAAGTTGGGCTTCAACACCCGTCCGCAGGCCTGCGTAACCCGCTACACCAGTTGCTTTACGCGCCTCATCAGCTGTCTTTTGTTCTGCTTTTTCTTTTTCAATACGTGCTTCAGCAGCTGCTTCTTTTTGCTGTTGATACTGCAGATACTTTTCAAAAGAATCGTCCTTTTGAACAGGGGGTGGGGTGTAATTTACTTTTTTGCCGCCCATGGTTACACCCTAAAAGAATCAAATGATGGATAAGAAATTTGGCCAAACATCCCCGCCTTTTCAGCACGTTGTTCAGCTATATTATTTTTTGTTGTTTGCACACCCAGTCGTGATTGAAGTTCTCGATACGCTGGGCTGTTTCGAAAGTCAAGCTCAGCTCTTCCAAATTCACGATCCATAGCTGCTTGTTTTGGATCTAGGAAACCAAGTTTGTATTGTTCAGCCTTTTGTTGACGACTCAGATCTAAATCAGGGGACAAAACGTTACCCCAGTATTGAGCATTCTGGGCGCTTCCAAGGCTGCCAAACATGCCCATGACATTGTTTGCTGCATCTTGCTGCGCCCTAAAATCAGCTGAACGTGCAAGTATTGCATTAGCTTCTTGTTGTTTATTTCTGTTAAGAAGACCTTCAAAAAGACCTGCTCCCGCATTAATAGCAGCAGCAGCAACCGCTGGGGCTATAACAACCATTTTCTATTTTCCTCTCGATTGTGTTTTCATTTTAAACCATTTTATTTAAAATAGTTTCTTTGACCAATAGCTGAGCCCGGACTTATCACTAATGTTGATGGACGTATGCTTGTTGTTGCTTGAAGAGCATTTGTATATGCATTGTCTAAGCGTTGCTGTTGTTCAGGGGATCCGGCAATTGCGCTTGAAATAGACTTCCCAAGATTTCCAATAGCGCTGTATAACAGAGCTTTTTGCGTACTCTCTTCACCTAATTTTTGCCTTTCTTTAGCAACTCTTAATTGACTATCTTCAGTCATTTGTAATATTTTTGCTTGAGCGTCCAGATCCACTGGTCTATTTATCATAGAGTTAAGCATATCACTTTCAAGAAGACTTCCAATGTAAGGTTTTGCATCTATACCCCTCTCATGTAGTGCTTTAATTTTTGCATCAAACGAGCCCAATGGGTTGCTCGCGCCGCCCGCAGGTTGATTAAACCCTGTCCCAAAAGACATGTTTTTGAATGCAGGATTTTGGTACCAGCCTAAAGTCTGCGCTCCTTCGCGAATGCTTGCTGGGATTTGGGGTGTTACAGGTGCCATGATCAACCAAAGTTAATAGAAGGGGCCGAGAGTGTTGCGCCTAGGTAAGGATTCTGACTGATAGCGGTACGGAAATTCGCTCCTGTTTCCGCTGCTGCCCTATCGGCTAACTTAAACATACCAGCTTGACGCCCAAGAGCTTGGTAAGAAGCTGTCTGGCTAGCAAGCATTGCCTGTGCGTTTACCAGGTTGTTACGTTGGATGCGCTCCATGAGAGGCATCATTGCTTTGTTGCGAAGCAGTTCGTCTTCGCGATTCATTTGTAATGTTTGCCGATCAAGGCCAAGTTGAGTAGTACCCAACGCGTTTGTTCTTTGCTGTTCAAAAGCAAGGTCACGCTCCCGCATCTGCTTGATGCGAGCTGCTTCAGTCAACGGAATACCAAGGATTGAAATTTCGGGGCCACTAACAGAACCAGCTGCTTCTTCTGCTGCTTTTTTACCGCCACCCACAAGTCCAGCAACGCCCTGTTGAACACCACCGCCGATAAGGGCTGGGGCCAAGAACCGTAGCCCCATGCCTGCTAGTTTCATGGGCGGAGGACCAGCCATCATTCCTTGCGTTAACACATTGACTGCAGCATTTGCAGCCATACCAGCACCAACACCAATAGGTGTACTGATTGCTGCACCAAGAGGATCACCGGATAACAGTGTTTCAACACCACCTAACAGAGCACCAGACTTACCGCCACCTGCACCGCGAGCTTTGCCTTTTAAATTTGTAAAAGCACCGCCGGGCCTTTCTAATTCTTTTGTTAAGTTTTGCTGAGCATCACTAAACATTTGACCACCTTGCTGAAGATAGCCACTTGCTTTTTGTCTTAACGCATTAACAGATCCACCGTTGGGATTTGCTGTAGTTGCTCCAGCATAAGGCGAAGAGTTCATGTACGCCTCCGCCTCCTGGGCTGCCCGAAATAGTCTTTGTTCCTCTGGTGTCATTATGGAACGATACTTTTATTTCTGTAGTTAAATTCTATCAGCACTTTTCCTTAACTCATTGGTAGCTGAGAGTCAAGTTGTTTGGCCGCTAAAGCTTGGTTGGTAAGCAATCCAAGAATTGCACCACCTGCACTACCTGCTAACCCACCTGCTACAGCACGCAAACTTTGGTTTCTTGGTCGTATTTGACTCGTGACAGTAATTGGTTTTTCATTTGGTAAAAGACTTGGTTGAAGTACTGTTTCTTTAGCTGCAGATTTAAGGCCTGCGCGTGCGCCAAGTACGCCACCAGCCAACGCCGTAACAGAAGGAATGCTAACGGGATAACCAAAAACCCTAGCCTCAGGCACTCCCTGCATATTCTCAGAAGTTGCTTTAACAGATCCAAGGAAAGCTGGATCATTATGAAGAAACCTCATGTAGTTGGTATAACGTTCTTTAGTTAGGGATGGTATTTCTTCTTTGGCATCTGAAAATTTTAAGGGGCGCCCTTGTCGACCTTGCATAAAACGTTGAAAAAGTTCGGTAGCCGGATCTAAAGATTTAGTAAAATCATTTGGATCTGGAATATTTTGCTTGTAACCTTTTGGCCTGCCTAAGTCTTCAACATTGGTAGGGTCATATGCACCAGATAAAGCAACTGCTGGTTGAATGGTTGCACCCAAAATTACAGATGATGTATACCTAGGGAGAACTCCTTTGGGATCAACAACAAGTCTTGCTGCTTTATCAGCTATTGCAATGGGATGATTCAAATTCCACCATATATTCCTAGTATCATCAGCAATTACGTCTCCCACGGCGCGTGCCGTATATGCACCTAAAAATGCCAGCGGTGTTTCTTTAAAAGTGACACCAGTATTTGCAACTTCCTGTTTAAATTCTTTATCCCGAATAGCTGAAACACCACGACCACGGACTTCCGCCGCGTTCTTCATTGCATCTATACCAAGCTTAAAGCCTTGTACAGGTCCTTTAATGTTTAATAAATTTGCCATTAGGATTCCTGCAGCATTTCAAGAACTTCTGGGGGAAGCGTTAAGCCAGGGTAATGAAAAGGATCTAATTGATTCATTGTCCCAGGAGACACAGGAACATTTCCCCCTCTATTAATAACACTGCGTTGAAGTAACTGTTGTTGAATTTGTGCTTGTTGATTTGATGGTTGTGCAACTGTTTGTTGAACAGGTTGTTGAGGTAACAAAGAACCACCCGTAACGTAATCAGTTAACGGAGCAGATGCTATAGAAGCTGCAAAGTTAACACCCTGTTCAATTTTAGATGGCGCATAACGCGTCGATGTAACACCATTCTTAATAATTGTTTCTGTTGTGCCAGGGGCAAACTTACGTGCTAATGCAACAGCTGGATAGTTTAATAAAAAATCACCTGCACCATAACCAATGGCTGCCTTTGGGCCATTCATCAACAAACCAAATCCTGCGTTCAAAGCTGCGCCAGGAATGGCCGCAGTCGCTGCTTCCTGCGAGAGTTTACCTGTTATTTTTTTTAATAGGTTTGGTCCGAGTTTTTCTAACATGACAACCTCTTATGTATGTATTTTATCCGCACCTAAGCCAGGGTTTTCCCTGGGGAAATATTTGTACCATCTTCGTTGTTGTCGGCTATTTTTTCTCCTTGTTTATCTTCAGCTTGTTTTTGTTCATTTATAACTTTAGATTGGCGATTTATTAAGCTAGCCACAGAAAGATCTTCACCCATATCAGACTTGACTTGGCCTTCTGCCATACGCATTAAATAACCGTTTGGATCTGGGTTCTTTAATCGTGGCATTGGATTTTTTGCCATTTTTTCAGGATTTACAGTAGGACTGATTTTATATGCCTCCATCCACTGGGGGTTGTAATCCGGCTGGTCTTGTGGGCGTTGTGCAGTTTGGGCGCGTCCTTCATAAAAGTCGTAATCTTCTGCTCGTGCAAATTTTCCTAAATTACCAAATAGATAATAAGCGGACGTTACTTCTTTGTTATCATCAAAAAAAGGTGCGTTACCAACAAAATTTAGTTCTGGATTCAATACTTGTTTACGCGTCATCATGCGCTTTGTTAAATCTTCCGCTTCAAAACGCGAAGGGTTCCAGGGATAATCACCTGTTGATGGCTTTGATCTAAACAGATCACCAAAGTTTAATTTTTTAGCAATCTCACCTTGTCTGTTAAAAGGGTTTTGAACATAACGTCCAAGATCAAGCCGAGCATCTTTTGCCATTATGTTTCAGTGGTTTTGGTTTTTTTCTTATTGTGCAATCCTACTAAAGTTTTACGTAAGTTAGCTTGCTTAACCGTTGTCTCATCATAATTATCTGGATTACTCAATACGTTCTCTTGAAGCTGAGCAGATGTAATTCCTTTGCGTTTAGCTTTAGCTGTAAACGCACCTTTTTTCATATCAGTAGATTGAATCCACTTCTCTTGTTTTTTCTCTTGTGTTTCTTTTTTTCCTTTGGTTTCTTTTTTAGCCATGATTAACGATTACGACGTTTGCCTGCACGACGACCTGCCTGTGCCATCAGTTGACCCATTGCATTAGATATGTCTTGATCATTAGGTTTGAAACCATATGCTCCTGGTGGTTCTACGCTAGCACGTTGCGCTTGACGTGCTGCCAATTCAGGATCCACCTCTTTTGATCGTTTGCTTGCAATTAGCTCTTCAATATCATCACCAATGGTTTCGTTAAAATCATACTCAGATACTGTTTGTGCAATCTCCTCATAGGGTGAAAGCCGGTCCATAGCAGACAAGGCTGTCCGGCCTTGTGTCATTAACTTACCAGCATTCGCTTGTTGTACACGACCTTTGGAAATTTTAGTTGTTTCAAGTAAGAGTCCATTTAAATCTGCACCTTCTTGTTGAGCAATAGCAGAAGCAAAATCAAGAACATCTTGTTTCTTCATTGGCTTACCACTGCGCTGACGATAATCAAGCAGCGCAGCACTAAGACGCTTACCACCTGCTAACTCAGGAGAAATTGTTTGGGTAACATCACCACCTGATGCAAGCACAGATCTAACACTTACCTCTCCCGTAGCAGGGTCAGTAAAACGTTGTTGCCTAACTTGCTGACCGGGTAACGTAACTTCCCTTCCCCCCCGACCTGCTATTGGTACCGTACGTTGCGCAGGACCTGACACAGTTGCACCCAACCCATAACGCTCACCAAGACCTGTATCTAAAGTTGTTGCGTTAACGCGTATACGTGAGGGTTCAGAAGTCTGAATGAGAGTGTTGGCAACCGTCAAAGCTTCGTTAAGGATTGGGTTTTTACTTGGACCACCTGCATACTCGTAACCATTTTCTCTTCCTATACGAAGAGCATCGTCAATAACTTTAATGCGATTGCCTGGGATAAGTTGTGAGAAAGCATCTTGAACTCCCTGTAAGAATAAATAATGGTTTTTAGTTCCAGGAAGTTTGTTTGTTTCTGGATCACGTTTTAACGATGCCAGAGGGAGTTGTGTGTCATTAAGACCAAGAAGCGGAGAGCGCCTTTCACCTGTTGCCTCGTCTGTGTATTTACGTTCATCCGGTACTTCATAACGTGTTTGCAAGAAGTACTTTGCACCTTCTTTAACTGCACCGGTACTAGGGTCTTCTTCCAATACAGTATGTTCTTGAATTAATGGTGCTTTACGTTTAGGTAAACCATTTTCATCTCTGATAAAATTCCCACGGTCATCAGTCAAGATTGGATTTGTTAACAAGTTGCGCAATGCTTGCGATAATGTAACGTCAGAAGTAACAGTGTTACCTGAAATATCACGACGTGTTACTTGATCAATAATGAGATTAGGACTTAAGGTTCCTAATTTTCTTTGTTGGTTTTTGGTATCTAAAATAGTAACGTCTAAGTTTTCTGTGCGGCCCAGGGTATCAATTCGTTCTGTTGACGGTTCAATTAATTTTTTATTTAGATTGTTTGTGAGGCGATTATACAAACTAACCGCTTCATCGGGGTTTTGAAAATTACGATTGGTTTGTGGGTTTTTAAATAAAGTCCCATAATTAGGATCCACGTAGCCTTCAAGGCCTGGGTTTGCAAGCAGCATTAATTTATCAACTTTTAAATACGCATTTCCAGTATTGGTGAGTTTTATCTTACCTGCATCCATGGCTTCGTATGCATTGGCAAAAAGGGCACGTTGGCCAATCTCTGCAACTTCTCTTTCTTTACCACTGCCAAATTCTTTGACGCCACCAATGGCGTAACCAACACCTTGGCCTTTGTACCGTTCTCCTTCTTCTGCACCTGAAGCATTACTGCCCGGTAATGTGACAAAAGGCTCCACTTCTTGTCGTGGGACAAAACCAACTGCTTGACCAATCTCCTCACCAATGCCACTTCCGGCTTCCCCCAAGGAAGATTGTGTTGCACCGATATCAGACTTTCTTATCAACGACCTTGTTTCTGGATCAAAGTACAGAGGTTCTAGATCACTACGGTTGTAGCGAGCTGAGGCCTTGGGCGTTGAAACAGAAATATCTTGTTTGCCTTCCGTATCGGTAATAGTAACAACTTCGGTTGGCCTGCTTTGAGTACCGGTATATCCAAAGCCTTTTGTTTTGGGAGATTGAATTTCACCACCGGAAAGTAAATAATCTTTAACACTATCAGCATTATCAGCAGTTAATAATTTGTTCCTAACGTGTTGAGTAGCAAGACGATGAACATCCGGATTGCCAATAAACATATCCGAAATGTCTCCCGTTGAAACCATAGAACTTGCCAATGCCTGACTTAGTTCTCTTGGGAAAACATTTTCATCACCAAGGTTTTTTGCAATAATTTCAGGTTTTAATAAATTATTGTCATCAAACAAAGCTTCGTTATATTTTTGAGTTATCTGAGCTGGAGGTGGAGTTTGCCTCCGTTCTTTTGCTTCTTTTAGTTTTTGTGCGGCCAAGTTACCAACTAAGCCTGGATCAACATTAGCTTCTACGTCAAAAGCAAAGCCTTCAGGCATCGGGGCATCTTCAGCTGAAATGTCAAGAGACTGCCTTGCTTCATTTAAAGCTTGTTGACGCAAAGCTTTACGTTTGTTAAGTTGTGAAACAACTGATTCAGATGCAGATACTTTTAATTCTGCGGTAAAAGGATCTACTGTTGTTTTTCCTGCAGACGTGTAACCACCTTCTGCCACATTGCCTACATCTTTTTGAGAAAGTGCATCAATGTTTTGAATGGTTTGATCAAGACCCGTATCGTTTGCTTGCAATTAGCTCTTCA